CAAAGTGCTTCCGATTGCTCCAAAAGTTGTTGTATGCCTTGTTCAGGTTCAGTTGGGCATTGGCGAGAGCCAAACTGTCCACTTCCTTCAGCCAAGGAAATTCGTCCTTGTACTGTGCGGGAGTATTGTTTAGCTTCTTGCCAGTTTTCTTGTAATAGTCAATCCGGTCGCCAAGCATCTTGTTATAGATGAATCTGGCACAGCCGAAGGTCTTGGCAAACATAATCTTCTGTTCAGTTGTCGGATAGAGCCTGTATCGGTATGCCTTATTCACTATAGTCACCTGCCTTGGTTTTCTATGTATTTGCGAATTGTTTCTATGGGAGCACCGCCTGTTGTCAGCAGACAATAGCTTCTCGACCAAAACATTTCCTTCCACAACTTACGCCTAACTTCTGGAAAATCTTTTTTGATTAGTCTGGAGCTGGCACTTTTGTAAGCATTGATGAATTTTGACATCTCCGTGTTAGGGTGGGCACGAAACATGATGTGTACGTGGTCTTGGTCGTGATTCCACTCTTCCAGGGTGATATTATATGATGAGCCTATGCGAACAAATATGTCTTTTGCATATTGGCTCATTTGGTCAGAGAATACTTTACGACGATACTTTACCACTAAGACGAGGTGGTAATAGAGCAAGAACACTGAATGGTTGTTATTATCTAATTCCATTGTATAATCAGCCCTTTCTCTTCTACGACTGATTATACCACAAAACTATCTATGGAGCAATTGTCTGGCTCAATTACTTACGTAAATTCGCCAGACCCGCCTTCATCCCCCACCTAAGAGGTGGAGGACTTCTGGCGGATTAGGTTAAATATTGCTAAAAAATAAATGTATTATTTCTCCGGCGGTTTATCTTCGTCCCACTTCCCGGCAGGAGTATTAAACTTACTGTTTATTAGTTTGTTGGCTACCTGTGTAGTCATTCCGCCGCCGCCGGTGAATGTTGCGAAAGTAGAATAGTTACCCCATGTTATTCCTTTCCATATTAAATAGAAGCTACCAATTAAAAATGCAAGGAAACTTATTGCGGCAATTATCCTTGTCAAGCTGTATTCGCCGTTTTCCTTGAGTAAGTCGTCCTTTATACTAAACACTTTTATCATCTCTCAAAGGCGTTATAAACCGCTATTGCCGCCGTTACTCCCCAGCAAAGAAAATTGAGAGTAGCACGCCAACCGCTTTGTTGCTGTTCTATCTTGCGTAACCGCTGTTCGTATTCGTCCATAGTAGACAAGTTTCTTGAACATTGTTTATCTTTCCTGTTCAGTGCTTCTTCTAGTCTTGCCAACCTCTCTATTACTTCATTTAGTTTGCCTGTTATCTGTAGTATCTGTTCACCGCTCATACAGTCACCTCATTATTTGTTGTACAAGTAAAACTTCGCCTTGTTTCTTAATAAGTCGCCGCCGTCAGTATATCCGCCTGCGTCACCATAGTAATCAGGCAAATACAAGCAGTCCCACTTTGTATCGTTGTCGCCTGAACCTAAACCATAACCGTCAATATCTGCCCATTCAGCGTGAGTTTTAATATCGTTGATAGACAAGTCAAGATATTTAAGTGCAAGAGCCAGCACCTCTGCTACCATTTCTATTTGCTCCGCCGTTGGCGGCTCTGAACCAAGGTCAACGCTTGTTGGTGTATGGTTGCTACACGTTGCGTTTGGGCAACAAGTCATTCCTATGCCAAGGTTTCCGATGTTCTCATGCCATGTATGACTAGGCCAGCAGTCATTCTCAAAGCATAAATCGTTATACATGAGATGTATTGCACCGTCCTGTGTCACGCAAATTTGATAGTTGTTATAACATTTGCCGTCAGAGCCTCCTGTCCAGTGAACAGTTATCCTGTCATATTCGCCTCTTGCGTTATCAAGTACTTGCGCTAATTCAGCTAAACTAACTTCCTTTCCAGCCGCTAAACTCATTATTACGCCTCCGTGTTTTAGGTATAGAAAAGCACGCCCAGTTACGAGCGTGCTTTTAACTATCAGTAGTTCCAGATATTCAAGTGTTGGTTACTGCTCTTGCCTTTTTGGGCATCTCTTTCAGTACTAGTCATTGACTTCTTTTTGCGCTCAGCGGCGATCATCTTCATCGTAACGCCAAGTTCTTTCATTTTATTCATGTCGCCGTCACTAAACTTTTCACCTGTGCTTTCTTTTCGTAACAAGCTGTCAACAAGTTTCTGCCGCTTCTTTGTCCGTATAGACTGTTCCTGCCGGTCAAGAGATGTCTTGTCGTATTCCATACTTTCATCAACGCTTCGTAAACCTATTGCCTTTGTTATTTGTTTATAAGGCGTATCAAGATTTTCTTTTTTACGCCCTCTACGGTCAACCGTTGCTCCCTGTGCAACTTGCATATAATTTGCAAGTGCCGGTGATAACTGCTTAACAAGGTCAAGCGTTGTGCCATTGTCTGTTATCAGGTCAGCCAGTGCCTTTGCTCCATTAACAACCGTACTGCCGGTTGCACCAAAAGCGGCACCGTACAAAGTACTCTTAGAACCTAATGCAACATCACCAATACCAACACGACCGCTAACATCTACTCCGGCGGCGGCTCCTAGGCCGTATATTGCTATCTTAGCAAGTGCTTGTCCCATGGGGTCATTACCTACTGCGTCCATTATCAGCTTTTTGCCTTTTAATTTAGGCGACCAGCCGAACAGGTTTTGGAACATCTCGTCCAGCCAGTCCGTAGCCGGTAACTGGAATAAGCCGCTAAGCAGTAAGTATGTACCCCAAAACTTAGCATTTTGTTTCAAACTGCCGTGTTTGAGCAAGTACCCCATTAACTCTATTTCTTTCATGGGATACTTCATAAACTGGAAAGCAATTTGAGAGAATACACTGCCACGCCTTAATATGCCGGGAGCGTCAGCTACAGAATAATCAAAGTTTGACTTCCTGTTAACATCTTTTGCGTACTCTATTGCGTCACCGTACGACATACCCTTAGCCCTGCCGTGTCTGTATGCCGCTAACACTGCGGCTTTTCTTGCATAGGTATCAGCTTTTCTGAACAGGTACATTGACTTGTTGCCAAGACTGCTAATCCTGTTTTGTGTATATCCGCCTGCGCTGTCCATTGTGATGTTATCAGCTATGCCGGTGTCTTTGAATACTCTCAAGTCTTCGTGAGATGGGTGCAAGGCGTGTTTCATTCCTGCAAGCACTGGCGTATATTCACCGAGTAAGCCAACGGTATTCATAAGCTGTGCCAAGTTTAGCATAGCAGAGGATATATTAAAGAAACCCAACTTCATCACGCCTACTTTGCCGGTTATGTTGCCTGCAAATTGTAATGCCGCCCGGTCACCAAAGTTTGACGTGAAGTGCTTTTGAAACCATTTAGAACTGTTAAGCCAGTTGTTTAGCATTGTTTCAATTACTGACGGATTACCGTTTATATCATTGATATAATCTTTGATATACTTTGCTAACGGCTTGTTAGAGTAATCATCATCAAACCTGCCAAAGTACCGTTCAAACAGTCCTATTGCCCTAGGCTTGAACCCCTCTAATGCTACATACCGGGAAGCAGAATTGAAATAGTGGTTTAATACCCAACCCATATCTTTCTCGTAGCCTTTTGCACCTTTTCTGTTAAGGAAGTTGCCAAAGAAACGGTTTCTTCCTTTAACTCTTATGGTGCCGTTGGCAAATTCTTTTGCTTCTTCCGGGGTCATGGTCAAGTCTTCCTGCAACTTGTCCATTATAGCTGTGTAGGTAGTATCACCAACAACGGCGGCTTTTGTATACTCGTCATTGTTAAATGAGAAAGTCTTAGGAGCAATTACTATATCTTCGCTTTCGTGTCCGTCTTTCATGTATGCTTCGGATTTTTTGTACGCTTCGTTTAAATTCCTAGCAGTACCGATAACGACTTTTGCGTCACCGTCTTTTTTCATTATGAAAAACTCGTGGAATAAATGCGGTATATAGCCGCCTCTGTTAGCTATGTTCCCCATACACTCTCTTGTCTGAACAGTAAACGATCCGTCCTTATTCTTAGCAGTTGAGAGTATTTGGAAGTTTGCGTCCGTAGACTTTGCTTCTTTCATCATTTCTGCCATACGGTCAGGAGTAACGTTGTAAGAGTTCAGCCAAGTCTTCGGTTGTTTCCATACAACTATGTATGTAGGCTTCCTTGCTCCGTTGTCTAGGACTGTTACTTTGGAAATGGTAGCAAACTTATTGTCCCTAAGGTCGTTGAGAGTATCAGAGTTCATTCTTGCCTGATGTGTATTAACCTTTTTGCGTGCATCGTTCAAGAGTGTATAAGTCTGTCTTATAAGCCGCCGTGTATTTCTATATGCCTTTATCACATTTTCAGAATATCCAGCCGCCCTTAATTCATCGCCTGTAAAATCTTTGCCCTGTGCGTCACCTTGCCACAATATCTCCTGCCAGTTTTCCCTATCTCCCTTGTTCTTGAGATAATGGTAAACGTTCTTATCCATATTCTTGTAGTAGAATGAGCGCAAGTGTTCCTGCTGTAACTGTGCCTTGTCGCCAAGTTTGAAAAACCCTCTTAACTCCGGGAAGTTTTCGGCGTTGTATGACGGAGATACACGCAAGCTATCATCAATGCTAAAGTTCTTAGTGTTAGCTTTTTTGTTGTCTACCGTTATACTGCCTTTTTTCTTGCTAGTAGTTAGAGTGCTTATCTTCTTACCTAAGTTAGCTTTAGCTTCATCTATGGAAGATTTTACATCATCAACCTTTGAAATAGGATTATCTTCCGGGCGTGCAGAATACTGTCTTAAGCCAACATCATCATTGAAGTTTGTTCCCTTGCTATCAAAAAGTCCCTTAACAAAACGCTTTAGGCCAGCTTCATCTTTAATATTGGTGAAGATGTTGTCCATAGCGTCATTGTTGATAACAAGTTCATTATCCCAACGATTACCATTTTCAAATGTTCTTGCTTCACGGTTTTTGGTATCAGGGAGTAAATGGTCAGACAATCTTAACTCTACATCATTCATTTTAAGATATACGCTATTACTGTCGCCAGTACTCTTGTGAGTAACTTTAGCACCTAAGTCTGTAGCCATTTTTTCAATGTGATTTAAAAGTGCTTTGCGGTCATAAACAATATCGTTGACTGAATGAGCATAGTTCTCAGTGCCGTCCGTATAATCTTTGACAATGGAATTTTTAATCTGCTCTTTTAGGTTGTCTGCCTTTTCCTGCTCTTTGTTGGCAGTATCGGCTTGTTCTTCTTTGTAGCTTGAATATCCAGCCTCTTTCGCTTCACGCTCCGTTTTTTCAGCATACGTTTCCTTATTTCCCTTTGTTACGTCTACTGTAGAGGGAGCAAGACTAACATCGTGCTTTCTTGCCCAGTTCTTACTAGCAAGTATCCTTTTTACTTTCTTAGGGCCTTGCTCTGCTTCATCAGCATTGTTGGTTAAGAATAGCTTTGGCAGTCCATTGACGATTTTACGTCCAATATATTTTCCTGTTTTCTTGTCCATAGCTACATTGACGGTTTTGTTCTGTTTTGCACTAAACTGTACTGCCGGTTGTCCTGCTACCTGTTCACTATTTCTATTCCATACTTCACCACTTTCTATTTTAGCCAGTACATTGTGAACATTATCAGTGCCGGTCAGGATAGCTTGTACCTTTTTAGCAAAGTCAAATATCTTTTGGAACAGCTTACCAAAACGGCTTGCGTTGGCTCTCTTTAACTTCCAGTCACGAGAGGCGTTTGCCATATCCTCATAAACATTTCTACCAGCCTTATCAGCTAACGGCTTGTAATATTTCAGCATAGCCGCTTTCTCTTTGTCTGTCAGTGCAATATCCCATGCGGCGTGAAATGCTTCGTGGTAGGCAGTTCCCTTTTTACTGTCCTGTGACAATGCTAATACCGCTTGCTTGTCAAGTACCGGGCGATAATAACCCTCGATAGCAACCTGTTTATTCTTGTCGAGTAAACCGTGATCGTTTCTTGCTTTAGCTTCATCTTTTGCATTTAACACTATCTGATTTTTCAGGTCAACAACTATCTGTACGCCACCGCCAACATCTACCTTTAAGTTGTTAGAGCCAGCGTCAGTTATACGGCATTTAGGAAATGCGTCCTTAATCTCGCTTCTTAATTCGCCCATAGAGCGTTTTATTTCAGCGGCGTGCTTCTTCATCAAGGCTTCGTATCTCTGCATTATCTTGATAGCTTTGTCGTCAAAGATTACAAAGCACTCACCGTCCTGCTTTCCATTGTACTTAATACCTTTAATGCCGTATTTGTTTAATAGAAGACTTGCACGCTTAGCACTGCCTCCAAGATATTTGGTTATCTGATTATAAATAGTCCTGCCTGTATTAAACTTTTTAAGGCGACCAAGATATTTTTCGTCAAAAGAATAATCGCTAAACAGTTTTTCCAGTGCTTCCTTAACTTTGGGTGGTTGGTCTTTAAGCATTTGCTGTTCATTAAGCAGTACATCATCTTCAGGAATATCTACTTTGTAGAGATAGCCACGATTTTTTCCAAAGGTAACTTTGTCAAAGTCTAGCTTTGCCAATTCCTTGTAGGCGTTAATCGTTGACTGTTCTTGTTTAACTTCGACAGACTGCTTTATTTTTTCGATATTGTCAATAAGATTTGCCTTGTCAATATTAGCGAACATAGGGTCGTCAGAATATACCGGGTTTTTGTAATGGTGCTTTTGGTTGTACTCTAGTACTAGTTCGTCCTTGCTATAATCAATTGTGCTTTTTACATAAACACGAACATCTCGCTTGTAATCTTTAATTTTGTCAAGAATATCGTCTTCTGTAATATCACCAGCCTTTTTTAACATTTCAAGAATATTGTCGTATTGTGCTTGTGTTTCTTCCAGTGCTTTAGACATATTATCGGCTTTTGCAAGTAATGTATCTTTAACTTGTTTTGCGCTCCGGCTATTCTTTCTTAATGCCATTAGTTCGTCAATTAGCACTCCAGCCGGAACTAATCCGCCGGGTTGATTATCCGCTTGAATTATTTTGCCAATTACGCTGTCAGGGGGAAACTGCTTACCGTTATAGAACATTGTTGTTCCGCCAGATAAATTGTCCTTATAATTCTTAGCCGTTTCTATAGGTTTAGAGATATATCCTCCCCAACCGTGTGCTTGACAACCCTCTCCCTCTCCCATATGAGAGAAGTCAAAACTATCAAACAACCACGGTGAACCGTGGTAACCGGCTTGAGCGTAAAAGTCGTTTAGTTCCCTTACACTGTATTCCGTAGGTTGATTTTCGGTATATTCGCTTACAGACTTACTCATAATTTCATCAGGCGAATAGTCCGGCTCCTCAGCAAACAAATTGTGCAAGGCAGTTGCCACTTCCTGCATTGAGTTAGTGTCTGATACGTCTTCATCGTCATACACGTCATTCTTTGGGTCTAAAGCCATTTCCTCAGGCGTGTAAACAGGGAAGTCGTCAACGGTAACATCAGCCGCCGGTATTTTAATATCGTCCTCGCCGGTTTCGCTATCTTCTACAATAAGAGAGTAGGTATCATCGGCAGTAGAATAGCCGGTGACTATATAGTCTTTGCCGTTGTACTGAACCATTGTTTTTATAGGTGCTTTCAGCATAAACCACTCAGGAGCAGGAATAGGATTATTCGTCATATCTACCTTTAAATCATTGATAGCCTTTTGAAGATTTTTCATCGGCTCGGTATATGGTGAGTCAGCAATAGAGCGTTCTTTGGCAAGTTTCAACATTTGCCCTGCTGTAGTAACTTCTGTTTCCCAACTACTGAAGCGCAGTCGGCTCAGGCACGATTTTATGCTCGTAAGGTTTTTGCCAGCGGTATAGGAAAAGCCGCCGTCTCTATTAATGCTAAAGTTGTCTTTAAACAAGCCGTATTCGTCACGGCGCTCCAACCCTATTGAGAAACCCATATATTCCATATAATCGTGTTCGTATGGTGAGCCAATAGCTAAATGAGCATTATTCTCAAGATATGCGTCTGCTTCTTTTCTTCCGTCCTTGCCCTTAAACTCTAACCACTCACCGTTTTTACCGGGCTTCAAGTCCCTGATTTTAACATGAAAAGGCTTGTCCTTATTCTCTAAATACTTTTTGTAGTCTTTCTTATCGCTTTCTAAGAACCTCTTATAATCGTCAATTTCTTCTTGATATTTGCCAATATCTTTCTTGGCCTTAGCTTTTTCGGCTTGAAAATACGTTTCACTTTCTGAAACCTTTTTCAGCTTTTGCTCCAGCTGTTCTTTCTTTAGTATTCTCACATCACCAACGGCATCAGACAAAGAGTTGAAAATTGAGTCAGTTGCATTGTCTTCTCCCATTGCGTCACTATCAAGCGTTCTAAGTTTGCTGTTAACGTCAAAGAATACCTTAATGAAACTAGACTTCTGTGCTAATGCGCTCCATTGTTTACCGTCTGTGCCTTGCGCTATATATCTAAAGTTCAGAACAGTGTTCCACTTATTACCTTGACGATTTGCCCGGTCATCTTCCTGTTTTAAATCTCCGGGCATCCACAATGCGTCAATATGATGTACTGCACGCAAGTATGTTTGAATATTTACGCCAATACCCAAAGTGTCTTTACTGCCAATGATTATCCGTATTTCGCCCTTGTTTGCTAGGTCTTCAATGTGCTGTCTTTCTTTAGCACTAGTCGAAGATGTTATAACTGCTATTTTATTTTTAGGTACACCGTACTGATGTTTTAAACGGTCTATAATATCATCTTCGATATTGTATCCTTTGATTTTGTAGACAAGTTTCCTAAGTATCTTCGGCATTTTACTGCTTGTATCAACAACGGCGTGTGTACGATTATGTGAGTCGTTTTTATTCGTTTCAACGAATATAGCCTGCACAGCCTTGTCACTGCTGTTATAAACTTTCATAACATTTTCGCAACAAAGGCTTGCCTTAGATTTGTGTAAATCAGCAATGTTGTACTTCAACGCTTTTATGCTCTGCCCAATGGACGGTGCTAAAGTTTGTAACCTTAAAATAGTACCTCTTAGTTTGGCGGCTTTTCTATCTTTGCCGCTTGCGTTTCTTACCATTTTAGCTACTTTTTGGAAAGTATCAAGTATAAGCCTTGAGCGCTTAGTCATAGGTACAACGGTATTTATGTATTTCACATATGGCAAACCTTTGGGATCGTCACTCATACCATTAAGCAAGTAATCTTTTTCTTTTGCGGTTAAATCTTTGTCGCCCAACTTATGCCCATTGATAGACCGTGGCTCAAACCCGGGTAAACCTTTTGTGGTTACAATGTCCATTGTCTGACGTGCGATATTCCTAAGTTCTACTAGGTTGACGAATTTTTTCAGCCGCTTAACATTTACAAAGTCGCCTGCTATTGACGGCTCCATGTCTGTCTGTGCCTCTGCATAAGAGTTGATAAACGAGTCAAGATTATATATTCCTGCCGTTTTTAATACATCAGGCATAACGTATTTCATATGAGTATACAGTTCAGGTATAGTGTTAGTTATAATAGTTCCACTAAACAGGAATACGCCTTTATTTCCTCTCGTGCTGTTCAGATAGTCCGTAACACAAGAAAGATATATGCCCTTGTCTGATGTTGACGTATCAAGTCCCTTAATGTTCTTTACGCTATACTTGGGTCCCTTTTTAAAATCGTGCGCCTCATCAACAAGAATTGTATCAATGCCGGAAGTTTCAAAACTTATGGTGCCGGGTGTGCCGTCACGTTCTGCCATTGCTTTTATGTCCATCAACAATTTTAGGTAGTTGTCTAATGCCTGCATTGTTGTTTTACCAAACTTTTTGCCTCTTGCACTTTCGTGATTATAAGGGTCTTTCTTATGATTAGCTTTTGCTTCTTTCTGTTTCTTTATGCGCTCTTTCCAGTCCGGCGTAAGTTCAAAATCATCATCATCAAGTACCTCATCGTTCTTTTCATCTTGCTCAGCCGTATCAAGTACATTTTGTTTTGCTTCTTCTAGTTCATCGTGCTTTAGTGCCATTAATGTGTCTTCACTAAAGGTTAGCCGACCAATAAGCGAATGAGGCATAATTATTGCGTCCCAGTCGCAAGAGGATATTTGCCCAATAAGCCTCATAGTTGTATCAAGGTTTTTGCCAACGCCCAATGCCGGAATATAAAGTATTTTGGCGTTTGGATAAAACGTTTTAAAGTCTTTAGCTATTGCCGCACTGTTTGCGTTATGAGCGAAAATAATAGGCTTTTTAGATTTACCTGTCCTGCGTAGTTCCATACACAGCATAGCCATTATCAAGGTTTTACCAGTGCCGGGATCGTGAGCGGCAATACCACGTTCATTTAATAACCCCTCATAGACAAAGTTACCCTGATGTTGACGTGGGGCAAATGGCTTGCCGTCCATTTTGTCAATTAAACCGCCGGACCATTTAATGAATGAAGCGTCATAATCAGGCACAACGAAAGCATTCATTGTATCATTGTATAACTGCTCCATTTCGTTTTTCCTATTATCGTCTGTGCGCCAAAGCCAATTGTTAAAATCTTCGTTTAACTGACTAATAACTTGTTGTATCTTATTAGTTGCACCCTCGTCAATGGGATTATCTCCGGCTTTTAGACTTTTGGGGTCACGTTTGACGGTAATATCTCTCTTGTTCATAGCGGCAGAGAATATTTTGTCAACACTATAATTAGGAGTTGCACCATATTTTTCGTCTAACATCGCTCTTGAAATGGTCTTCGACAAAGTTACCTTATATACGCCACCGTTATTGTCTACATATGCTATAGCATATGGGTGCAAAAGGTCATTGAAAAATTCCTCATACTTTTCAGTAGGAACCCAAGAACAGCCAATATTAGATGTAATGGAAACGCAAGATATACGGTCAGGACGTGCCTTTTCGAGCGCTTTTATATTACGCTCCATATCCTTATCTCCACTATCCAATGCCGCTTTTGCTTCTTCTGCCTTGTCAACAACATTGCCAGCTAAATAAACGTGCGCCGGTTGATATTCGCCAGTAGGAGTTTTGAAGATAGCATTATCTTTATACAGTTTTTCCAGTACCTTTGTCTTATCAGTCTTTGAGTCTTTTGCTACCTTGTCAATATCAACGCTTGTTGCACCGTCCATTAACTGCGAAAACAGTGCTTCATTAATGGTAGGATTTTCAATAACAACCTTTTTAGCAAGAACAGGCCCTAAAAGAATATCAGCAGGCTTGCCGTTTTTATCTAACGATGATAAGTTCATCAGCTTGTTTACATCGCCTATTTGCTCAAGGTATTTGAGTTCTTTGGTAAATTTAGGCGTGTATATCTTTGTATGCGTGTCCGGGTCTTCTTCTATCTTATACTTTACAAAGTTACCAAACTTTTTGTTGTGGGCAAGAAACATATTTAATGTATGTTTCCTTATTGCCTCAGTGTTAGCCGCTCCAGACATTTCTGCGTTTAAAAGTTTAGTGTAACTTTCATTGAGTTTTACAAGACTTTTTATTATAGCCTTGTGTTTTTCAGCCGTAGCAGGTTTTTCATTCTTAGTGAACCTAAAACTCTTTATGGTTTCAGGGTCTACTTCTTTCATTCCGTCACGGTATACAAGTTGATCTTTATCATTCAAATAAATCGTGTAGTTCTTTTCGTTTGTGTTGGCTCTTGTATATCCCTTTACTTTGCCGGTCTGCTTATGCATAATGTCTTTAGGAAGTTCTTTAGAGATAGCGTCCAGCTTGTCTGCCAAGTTACCGTCTTCCTCTACGACTTCCGTATATCCATATTGCCCAGCTTGCCGATAACCTTTGTCATTACCTGCTATCATTTCAGGGTGAGAAATAAAGTACCTGTTTTTTGAAGTTGTGTTCTTGTCGTTTATCTTAATTATGTTAGATGAAACCCATTTTTCTTTTGACGCTTCTATCGAACTAATCGGAGTTTGGCGCTTTTTAAATATCAATAAGTCAGTCAGTGCTTGAGTTCCTGCACTATTTTTGAAAGTATTATTAGGCAGTCTTATTGCGCCCACTAGTTCCGCTTGTTCGGCAAGATATGTTCTTACTTCCGTGGATATTTTATCCATAGAATGACTGCTTGTTACGGTCATCATAATGCCGCCCGGCTTTAATTGAGATATTCCCTTGACAAGGAAAAAGTCATGAATTTTAGGCGGCCTTGAAAACTTCTTATTATATTTACTTTCTGCAAGGGAATAATTACCGAAAGGCACGTTACCAACTACTAAGTCGTATGTGTTATCAGAGGCATAATGCTTTTCATATCCTTGTACAAAAACGTGAGTATCTTTCGTTTCAGGATATAACAAGGAAGCTATCTTCCCGGATACCTTGTCATTCTCAACGCCGGTAAGTACACTGTTCTTTTGTAGTTCCTCCGGCATAACGGCATAGAAAGTCCCTACGCCCATTGACGGCTCTAACACATAACCGCCATTAAAACCAAACTGTTTTGCCAGTTTCCATACAGTATCAATAACAGTAGGCGGCGTAAAATATGCCGTTGTAGTGCTGTCTTGTGCAGATACCCAGTCTTCCTTGCCAAGCAGTTCACGCAGTTGTTTGTTCTTTTCTTCCCAACCGTCAGTGTATACTGGCTTGTCCCAAGTCCCTTTGAATAACTGGTTTCTGAAACTACCCCAACCACTAAACAGTGCAAGTTGGCTCTTTACCTCAGGCGTTAATTCTATCTCGTTGTTGTCTAATTGCCGGAGCAGTTCTATTGCGTTGACATTATTATTAAAGCGCTCCTCAGGTTTGCCACCGTCAAGAGCGCTTTCGTTTATCATATGGAAGTTTCCGTTGCTTAATATCTTATAGTCTTTACCGTTTAATAACTCTGTTCTTCTTCCGGCTCCTGTTCCTCCCCGGGAGTTGGACAAAGAGTTCTCGTTGCGTTGTTCTCCTGCTCCATTAGATATTGCGGATCCACGTCCGTTTCCCTTAACCTGTTCACTTCTCCCATTTTGCCCAGATATATCTCCCAAGTGCTTTCCGCCATTAGCATTAGTTCGTTTGCTTTCCGCATTGTTAGGCATTCTTGTGGAGTTGTTTCCTGCCATTGTTCCGCCAAGTCTACTAGTGTTTCCGCTTTCGGCAGTCCTCGGCGTTGCCTTTCTTTCCTTATCGATGATAGTATTGCCGCTAGGTTGCACTGTTCCGCCATTCCCCTTTTTGTCGTTTTCATGGGTACTTCCAGCGGCGTTTTCAACCATTCCTCCGCCAGTTTCATTAGTTGTTTCCGGCTTAGAGTTTCTTGTCCCTGCAACATCTCGTTCATTGTTTGCCTCCTTGTTTACACCTAATATCCCACTTGCTTCATTAAAGAATTTATTTCTATCGGCTTCGTTCTTAAACAGAAACCGTTTTGCATAGCGGTTAAAATAGCCATTATTCCTCTTAGCACAGGGTTTCAACATCTCAAAAGCACTACGTTCCAGTTTAGGTACAACGATATTTACCGCCGGGAATAACTCATGGGTTTTAGTATGCTCATAAGTTTCCGCTTCAAGATATTTATTCTTGAGAACCTCTTTCTTAGTTTCTGCTTTCGGTGCTTCGGTTGTTTCAGCAGGCTTTTCGGTTTCATCAGGCTTTTCATCAGTAGTTTCTGCCTGCATATCCTTTTCAGTAGGATAGTCCTTTATACCCTCATAAGCGGCATTTACATAAGGAAGATATTCACTACCATAGCTATTCGTGAAGTCTTCCTTAATATCCTCTAATGACATACCATTATCTATCCTGCCACCTACAAATTCCATTGTAGCTGTCATTATTTTATCATCAAATTTAACGCCAGCAGGGTATGACTTTATAGTATTCCATACGGCTTTTAAATAAGGACGTACCTTATTGCCCAGTGCCGTAGCCATTTTTTCAGACCAATTCGCAAAAGAGTTCACGCCTTTTTGGGCATAAATCAAACCTATCTTTGTTACTGTCTGCATAAGTTCAGGGTCAAAGAAAGGGTTAGCACTCAACCGCCCATTGAGTAAAGACTTAGCTTTTGCTACGGCATCGTCAAGTTCGCTTTCATCAACTACATTTATAAACTTCTTCGGCAATACTTCATCTGTCGGATTAGCCTGTTTTGTTTCTGTAGCTTTGTTAGTTTCTTTTGTGATGTTCTTTTTTGCTTTATCACTTGCGCCAAAGGTAGCGGCGTTTATAGCCTCTAGTTCTTCAGTACTAGCGTTCTTGATAGCGTCACCATTAATTATTCCGCCTTGGTAAAAAGCAAAATCAATAGCGTCCTTGGCAGACATATTTTTCATCTTATCGAGTTTTTCTTGCGTTGTGCCGTTCATGGCCGCAGGGAATTTTGTTCCTTTAGTCGCCTTGCTTTTTTTAGCAGGCTTTTCCTTTTTGCCAATAAGCCGGTCAAGTGTAGCCTCTCCACGTTTTGCGTCAAACCTGTTTTCCTTGGCAGGTTTATTTTTGGGCGTAGTTGTAGTGCTATCGGTGTTACTGTTATTTTTTGAAACGGCAGGGGCGGCGTTGTTTGCAGTCGTACCTTTTTTCCTGTTCTTTCTATTGAGCCGCTTTTGCTTCTGCGTTTCGCTTTGCTTGACTAATCTGTCGGCAGATAACGGTCCGGTAGAATATCTAATAACTTTACCGGTTGCGCCTAGGGTAATATAGTCACCGGTAGACAGTTTCTCTCTCGCTTCGCTAAACAAATGGTCATTGTTAAACTCGCCGTTCTTGTTGATACACATCAGGTTGCCGTCACATAACGTGTATAAATTATCATCATCGGCAACAAGTACATCTCCGTCAGTCATACCGTTTATAATGTTTTTGCCGCTGTCAATAGACTGTTTAATTGCTAACTGTTTAGCTTCGTCACCAGAAATAAGCCCATTCCTAGTGCTACGGCGTGAAAGTCCTTGGTCATAGGCTCCGTCTTTGTTTATATCTTTGCCATTAACAAAATTATCATGGTCAATACCTTTTGCGACTACTTTGTATTCACCATTTTCATCGCTTAATTTAGTTGCCGTTACTTCTTGTTTTCCATTTGCAGTCTTACCGGTAGGAGCTAAATTTTCTTGTCCCTTTGCGCTCTCCGGTATTCTTGTATCGGCGACCGTTTCTTGGTTGCCGTTTTTACTTTCTGCCGTGACAACTTTTTCAGGTTTGGCGTTTTGATTTTTATGTTCGCCGGTTTGTAATGTGTTCTGCGTATTCTCATTGTAATTCTTGCCATTGTTATTTCCTCCCACAACTTTCAATAATTCTGTCTTTATTTCAGGACGCAACTTGTCCATTAGACTTATTGACGATTTATTTCCCTCAGAAGCACTTTTAGCAATTTTTATCAAGGCGGCGTTATTTTTTACCCCTTGAATTTCGTTTTTGGAGGGTTTTTTGGAAGTTTTCGACAAGTTATTCACGGCGTTAGCTTTCGTTACGCTATCGGCCCTTTTGGGCGCATTAACGGCAGGTGGCTTTATTTCGCTCGTTTCACCGTCAGAATTTAGCTTGTCAGGAGAATTACCCTCAACATTTTCATTTTTAGCTGTGTCTTTGGAAATATTTTCCTTGTCAGGAAGTTGGTCAAAGATGTTTCTCATCTTTTTAGGGTCTTTACTTGCAAGTGCTTCATCAATACCATTATTTAAGTTGGGGTCGTCATAAGTGTATTGATTATCTTCAAGGAATTTTTTAACATCATCATCATTATATTCTACGGTTTCTTCGTTGCCGGGCATTTTCCCTGAACCGTTATAGTCTGTGAAGTCTAAGTCTAAATGTCCGCCGGTAGAATTGGCACTTGGGTGTTCATATTCATCAAGAACCACTACGCCTTTAGACTGTAGATATTCCTTAAACTGGTCACGCTTTTCCTTATCGTCAAGCACGCCGCCGCTAACATCAAGTTTTACGCCTGCTCCGTGGCTATGTTCGCCGCTTGCGTGTAAACTTCCGCCGCCAGTACCGCTTGTTACGGTAAGAGGAATACCAAACATTTTATAATAGGCGGAACTAATATCAGAAAGTCCGGCCTTGGTAACGTCCTGCGTGTCCTCAACGTCTACATCGTCACCGTTTCTATTCCACGTTGTACCCTCTGAACCGCCTACCTGTTCGGCGGCACTTTTAATATCTACTGCCGGAGTGTCTGCACTATCATCAGGAATAGCGTCAGTGTCGATAGTTTTACCAAAGTCTGCCTGTGCTTCATCATTATCAGTGTAATTGGTATCTCCGGCATTATCATTATTAGTGTTATTGTTGTTACGTTCTGCTACCTTGTTTATTAAGTCACTAGCAGAACCGCCCATAACGCCTAATATGCCACCGAGTACAGCACTATAGCCAGCGTCTTTCAAGTTTTGGTCTTTGTTGCCCAACCACATATTGAGTATCTCGTCAGCCGTTGCGTTGGGGTGTTCTTGGTACAGTCTGCTAAACTGTTCCGGGAACTCCTGAATACCCTCAGTCACGCCCTCTGTTAAAAGACGTTCTAGGTATTTCTTTGCAACCGGCGAACCCGGCATTTTGCTCACTACCTTGCTTAAGCCAACATACTCAAATGGTGCTTGTGCAAAATAATTGCCGGTGGCGGCCTTATCAGCAACAGATTTATCAACGCCGCTATTTACAGCGTCAACATATTGGTTGCCGGCAATATCACCGAACATACCAAGAGTTCCGGCAACGGGTCCGCCTACAGCGGCAGTAGCTATTTGACGTGCAAATTGTCCGGCACCAGATGTTAGGTCAAGTCCAAACTGGTCAAGTGCGCTATTGCCCTGCACGTTGTAGTCTTTTAGCCATTGGGCAGTGTTAGCATAATTGCGTAATGCGTCACCCTCGCCAGTAGAGGGTTTATAGGAGGGAGATAAAGACTTTAATTCAGCAGGAAGTGTTTCATCTGCAAGTCTGTCCCTACGGTCGGAAATAAGCGATAATGCTCCGAGAAGTCCCCTTGCTCCCTGCGCTACAAGTCCATTGTAAAATGCTTTTGGATAACGCCAGCTTTGCTCAGGAGCATTGTCGTCCGTATTATCTGTCTTACTCGTAAGATAATTTTCAAGGCTACCGAGTAAACCTTGAGAGTTAGTATCACTTGCGCCTGCGGCTTGGTTTGCACTATCCTCAACTTGTGAGTAGTAGTCATTTGCGGCGTCACGGCTTATCCGCTGTTTCATTGTACTAGGGTCGTTATATTCTTCCAGTCGTCTGTTAATCTCATCTAAAGCACTGCCCATTGTTGCACCTCTTTTTTAGTCTTCGTCTGAAGTTGCGAAGTCAACTACTGAATTTACATAATCGGGATCACCGTCAGGATATTTAGCTCTTATAGCATCAGACATTTCCTCTTTGCTATAATTGCCATTCTTATATATCTTTCTAAAGAAAGGACCTGCGCTGTAATAGTTGTCTAAGTCAGGTTTATCCCAACCGAGTTTATTCTCGACATATGATTTCTTCCAGCTAATTGCTCTTTGTTCATCAGGCGTTGCTTGATAATTAGGGTTTGCGGCAATTTTCTTTTCATAGCCGTCAGTTATCCCACATACTATTTTATATTGCTCTGCCAGTTCGGAGTTGTCAGCTTTGGCAGTGCTGTTACTACTAGCACGTCCGCCGCCACCGCCTCCATAAATTCCTAACCTTTTGCCTAGGAGAAACTCTTTCAGCCTGCCATTTTGCATTGCGTTTTGTAATGCCAGTCTATAGCCATAGTTTGTCTTAGCAAGTTCCAGTGCCTCTGCAAACTTAACCTTTTGTGCCTTTTGTTGCAGGCCAAAGTTCAGCATTGTATCATTAACCTTTTGTCCATGCGCCCATTTGTCTTTGCCGCTTACAACATTACCGGCAAATAAATTTGCTCCGCCGGGATTATACTTAGCTAAGTCAGCAACGCCAACTTGATATGCCGGATTAGAGGGGTCAGTCTTAGCAAGAGTAGTCATTAAAGCCTGCGACCGTACATCATTAATTCCATTCTGCGTGTTCTCTAATGTAGACATTATAGAGTTCAAAACAATACTCTGCTGTGTTTCGTTTAACCCTCTCTTTTGCATATCCAATTTCATGTATGCAAGTGCTTTGTTTGCGTCAAAGTTTGCCATGCGGTCAGCGGCTTTTTGCTGTGCTATCTGGTCTGCGCCTTGTACATCTGTTACCCCGGTTATATTGCCTTTATCATCAGTCTTTGCTCTCAGGCCGCCGGTATAATCGTCAAGTACATTTGTTGCCGCCTTTTCCGTTGACTGCGGCAGATAGCCTAAATTTTGCAAGGCATTTATACGGTTATCCTTGTTAGCAATATCCTTTAAGGCGTATTTATCAAATTCATCTCCTGTTTGATAGTTGGCAGGATTATTAACCTCACTAACACTTTTTAAGGCCGCTCCCTGCGGTGTACTTACCCCGGTATCATTTGCCGCTTGACGTAGCTGTGTAGGGTCACTAGTACCCAGTGTTTGATAGTCGTTAGCTTGACTTGCCGCCTGCGCTTGCTGTAATGCCTGTGACTTTTCATCGGCGTTGGGGTCTTCGCCGTACATATTCATATAAGCGTCAATAGCTTTGTTTGCTCCACGGTTGTTGTAGTTTTTAGACCATACCTGTCCTAATAGTTCGCCAAGGCCAAACAAAGGGTTACTGGCGGCTCTGTTTGCAAATGAGTTGTACATAGCAAGATTATTTTTATCTATATCATATTTGCCCATTGTTACACCTTACCTTTGCTAAACAGTGCCGAACCTGCTCCGGCACTCAAGCCACCAAGCAAAGAACCAAACAGGCCGCTTGTCGTTGTAGTGTTGTTTGTTGTAGCAGTCTTTGTTCCCTGCCCTGCTAAGGCGTTTAATGCGCCCAAAGTGCTACTGTTAAGTCCCAGTGAAGCGTTCCACAGGTTTGTTGCCGGTTGCTGTGCCGCTTCCTGTGCCGCCGCTCCTGCCGTAATTCCTGCGGTTGCTCCTGACTGTTGCTGTCCATATAACTGTGACAACGTGGAAATATTGTTGTTATAGGCGTTTGTCATAGCAGTTGCCGCACTATCATCAATATCCTTTAACCCGGCATTAGTAACAGAACTGTTTAGCACGCCTCTGCTACCGGCGCTATTCAAAAGGTTGCCAACGCTATTTGTTACGCCGCTCTTAATGCTGTTCTCCATGTTAGTCTGATAAGCACTAGGGAGTTCACCATTGATAAGTCCCTGCACGCCGCTTTGAGAGTTTGCTATCTGATTTTGCGCCGTGTTGTTTAATGCGTTGTAGTCAACCTGTGTTTCGCCTATGCTGTTAGTAAGCAAGTCTTTTGCCTTGTTATTAAGGTATAAGGCGTTAGGTGCTACAGCTTCGGAGTAGTCAGCCTCCATTTTTTGAAGCCGCTTTTCTTCATCAGTTGGCTTGTAACTTTCAACGGTCGTACTGCCGCCTTTACTGCCACCGTGAAGTTGTAATATTATCTTGAACATAATCTCTCACCATTTCCTTTAAGTACTGCGTCACAAAATACATAGGCTTGTCAGTGTATATATTCTTCCCACAGTATGTTATTACCACTTTTCGCCCTTGCGTGTCCCTACATATATACCTATAGTGATTTTCATTACAGTACCGGCATATTATCTGCCAGTGCCAAAATCTGATGTATGGCTCTATATCCCTCAAACAGATAGTCATTAAGCATTTATATTCCTTATATTGTGCAAATGCCTCTGCCATATCGTGCCAAAACTTAGCGTCACCGCTAACGGCATATATGACAACCATTCTGCCCACAATATCATCTCGAATAACAGCCAATCCACGTTCAGGGTGATAGTATAGTTTGCTCTGCCTCATGCCCATTGTGTCCCAAACGTGTTGTTTTGTTTTTCTATAATAAACCTCGTCCCACTCTAATTGTGTTCTTGCGGTCGATCGTGTCAGCTTATACATAATATCTCCCTTGCTTTACGCAAAAATATAGGCAGGAACATATTCGCTCCTGCCTACCCCTCAACATTTATTTACCACAGCCGCCGCCTTTACGTTTCTTAGTAAAAACCATAGCAAACACCTCCCTTTTTAATTTAGCTTATCGTTAAAACCGTAATTGTCATACCGAGTATAACGCCTACAAAAATGCCAGCATAAAAATCTATCATTGTTATTGCACCACATAGAATTTCCAAACAATGGCTTTAACTTCATCAGCCGTAGTGCAGGCATTTACCTTTGCTTTTAACTCTTTATATTTTTTTTGCAACGATAAATTTCTATCACTAGCCGCCTTAAACAGCTTTACAATATTGTCAAGCCTTAGTGTTGTGACGGTATTGTTTGCAAGCGTCCAGTCTATGCTTGCAACCTTGTCGCCGCCCAAACTTTCCATAGCTACCAATAACCGTTGACGGCTTTTTGCGTCAAAGTCAAAAGTCATATTATCACTAGTGAGCGGCTCGTTTTCCTGTCTTGCCCTTTCGGATTTTAATTCTAATATCTTATCAGACTTGAGTTTCTCAATATCTTCTTTATTACTATAGAATTTATACTGCCGCCAGTCGCTCCCAGTCCATTGTAGATAATAGCCGTTTTCAACCTTAGGCGGCTCTACAAATGTAGAACTAGGCGGCAATAAGAATACGTCCTTGTTATCAATTTTGCTCTGTATAGGGTCTTTCTGTGCCTGCCCGGTATAAGCGTAAACTCCTTTGCTATTATACTTGTAATACTTCATTTTGCCCTCCTATTAATACTTAATGACGTATCTCAAAGTCAAGGATTTAGGTTGTACGGTATCACTATTGCCATACACCGAACTCGACAATGAAGCATTGATAGAAACGTACCTGTGCATACCGTCACCGCCGTCAGCAGTAGTATCACCGCCAGTGCCATTATGGTATGTGCAACAACCAGACATATGGTTAACTGTCCTATCATCTGCACCAAACTCGCCATAGATATTAGGAAGTCCGGCACTCTTGTATGTACCGATAGCAGAACTGCCCTCAATAAACCTATTGTCCGACAAGTTGGGGAGATTAAATGTTGTACTGCCGTCCCCTGTGCCGTAGATAGTACCGATAATATCGAACAGTCCGGCATAAGTAGTCCTTGAAAGTGCAGAACCGTCACAGAACAGTGTCCCGGACGGTGCAGTCGTACCGCCATAAGCGAATATTGCTCCAGTAGGTATTGTGCCTACCTGCTCCGCCAAGTTTATACTGGAAAGCGTTTTACCGCTCTTGCTTCTCAATAGCAGGGTATTGCCACTAGCAAACAAGTCAGCGGCGTAACAGTTTAATATCTCGTTGCCCTCGTTATCTTTTTCCGCTTTCGTGACTGCTACGTTCCCATTGTCGTCAGGCTTTACCTTGTTTACCGTTTTCACCATTAGCTTGTTTAGGTTGGTATTGAGCGTGTCTAACAACTTAGCAACATACTCAACGTTGGTAATCTGCTTAGGCGTTTCACCGTCCGGCGTTGGTGTAGTTGGTATGCCTGTTAATGTAGTATTATCCTTGTCAGCTTTCCCGGTTGGGTCTGCCGCCTCTGCCCTAGTAACTAAAGCAGTAATATCTCCCAACGCTTTTGTTATGTAGGTTGTAGTAAGTCTGTTTTCGCTTCTTGAAATAATCTCGTTCACGAGTGTATCATCAACCGGGATCACTTCACTTTTACTCGTGGATATGCTAGTAGTGCCGTTATGTCCTACAGCCTGAACCAAGAAACTGCCCTCTTTGGATATGCACTCGTAGGGAACATCACAGATAAGAGTATCGTCCAGTAAAATCTCGTATGTGTTGTTATCCCTGCTAAACAATACATACTTTGTCATGCCTACCCAGTCGTCACTATTGAATTTAAATCGTGCCTTGACAAAATCTAAACTGCCAACTATCGGAGCAGATGTACCGTTCCGGCTCATTGACTGCCCATTTATAATAAAATCTAATATCAACTTAACCACCTCTGTTAGTAAAATCGCAAGTCAGGCTTGAATGTATAGTTTGTAAAAGTTATTCCTGATATATAGTAAACAGCCAAACACGAAAGTTCGGAAGTTGTATTAGTATCATAGACAGCGGCAGAACCGTCAGCAATTTTTATTGTTAGCTTATCACTGTTATCACTCTTTGCCCTGAATGATAGGTTAAACCCTCCTGCCGCTCCGTTAGTGTACGTTCCGCTAACATACCCAAGAGAGAACACAACGTTCTTGCCAGCCGCTAATATAGATGTTGTCGTGTCTGCTATTGCCGTTGCCGCCGTTCCTGCCAAGTTGGGATTATTCAGCCGCCAGTATGTTTCAGATGTTGACGTACCATTAAGAGTAATAGTTCCGTTGTCATTTATAACAGCCGTTACACCGGCATAAGTAAATGTACCCTTTTGCATAAAACTTGCAAGATATGTTGCTCCGTCGGTGTTGCCAGCGTTCAGCCTTGCTAGTACTTCACTTGAAAGTCTAGCCAGCGTTACGTTACCGTCAGATAACAGCCTGTTTGATACATCTGTACTTAACTTACTAGCTGTAACACATAAATCAGCAAGGTTGCCAACCTTAACATTACTATCACCTAACAGCAAGTCGCTTACTGCCTTTGTCAGCTTGCTACTAGGTATGGACGTATCTTTTATCATTGAAGCCGTGATACGGTCAGCACCAAGAAGTTTATCGGTCACAGCGTTAGCAAGTTTAGCTTCGGTAATAGATTTATCAGCTATCTTTGATGTTGTGACTGCTCCGTTAACTATCTTAGCCGTTGTTATCGTTAAGTCGCCCGGTGTAACTATTTCTTTTGCGTTAAAGTCCACTACTTCGACTAACGCTCTCAAATACTGTTCTTCCCTTGTAAACGGCATTTTAAACGGTGTAGAGTATTTAACTTTTGCGGCGGCGCAAACTAATGCGTACAAGTATTGATCCGTTGCGCTATATGGTTTTGGTAGAGAATTTACTACATCTTCGTGCATATTAAAACCTCGTTATTCGTACGGCTCTAACTGTTTCAAGTATGGTTTCGTCAAATTCTGAACAGATATTGTTTTCTTGACTTCATCTGCTGTCATATTGTCAGTGTCTTTCCAGTAGTATATGAAGATTATCTTATCATCTGCCGGAACATCTATCGTAAGAGTTCTTGTTGCTCCGTCTTCACTATCGTGGTCATTATCAAGTTCATCTTTGGCATAAGCCGTTACGTCCATACCTATCGGCGGTATATCTTTGTATGAGCATATTCTGAAATGTATATCCATGCTTAGCTTTACTTGATACTTGCAACCACCACGAACATAACATAAAGCTGTCTTGTACCCGGTTGTCCGTACTATAAGTTTCTTGTTGCCTATATCTACATATCCGTCAATATCAGGCACGTTGTAATCGAACCATTCGTCAGGTGTCATTTCCCATATCGTCTTAGTATTGTATTCAACCTTTGTGATGAATTTATTTTTGTATTGCATACGCAACAACCTAACAGGCGGTGGGTTTTGTACCGTTAAGTCAATAGGGTGCTTATCTTCCATAGACTGTAAAGTAACATAAGCTATCCTTAATATGTCACCTTTTGCGGCGTTGGGGTCTGTATCATTGAGTACTGCCTTGCCAGTAAGCACTAAGCCGCCCGGTTGCCATACTCTTTTTATGTCCCCTATGCCAGCGTCTGCGTCAGTATCACCTAATGTTGCTTTACCAGTGATAACACGTCCGCCAGCTACCCAAACACGTTGTATGTCGCCTATCCCGGCAGTTGTGTCCGTGTCGCCCAGTGTTGCTTTACCTGTCAGCGTTACGCCGCCTGATACCCATACCCTCTTTATGTCGCCTATACCAGCGTCTGTGTCTGTATCGTTGAGTACTGCCTTGCCAGTTAATGTCAAGGTTTCAGTTGTACTCATTTACACCACTTCCTCTACATATGAAAATGTGAACATCGGTGTTTCTGCTATACTATCGTGTGCATAATAATTACTTAAACATAAAACTAGCAATATCATAACGTTTGTTGATGTTATCGTCCCTAGATTAAGTTGATTACTGTATTGAGCATAATCACTCCAACCATGAGTATCAGTAGTAGTTGATACAGTAAATGGCTTTATACAGCCGGTATAAGTATTATGGCCTAACTCTTTAAAAGCAACCGTTACGTTGTCTGCTTTATATCCGCTAGTTGTACGCAAGAATACAGGGAGTGATAAGGAGGAATTATAATAGTCTCCACGCATATACTTATGCAACCCTTTAAATGTTAGACTTGTTATCTCTGTACCGTCAGTACCGCCAACTGTGCCGTTCAAATAAAAGTGTAAGTTAGACACATTTAATTCCCCCTGTCGTGATTATTTTTATGCTAGTATCAGGGGAATTTGTTCCGTCACCATTTGCCCTTATTTGAATATTAAAAGTTTTGTTAGTATCATGTACACCACCTGCAATAAAACAATTTTCCATGCCGGCACAGTACGACCAAATGTTACTGTTATCATCAGTTGGTATACTAACTAGTGACTTATCTGCGTTACCATTATAAATATCTTCCGTATCACTAACGAAAGCGATAGAAACTGCTTGCCATGTTTCTCCTGCGTCTGCTCTTATCTGAATAGGAATAGTCTTGCTTAATGTTACACCGCTTGCAGGATAAAAGCCGTCAGCTACTAAGGGACTTGTTAAATCTCCGTTGCTTATGAGAGTACCGTCCTGCTTGCCGTCAGTACCGCCATAGTAAAAATGTATAGCCACTATATCCTCCTAACTGCCATAATCGGCAGTCAGGGGTTAGGCGGTTTCCTCTGCATACGATATATTAAATACCGTACTAAGAGTTGTTAAGTCTGTGTCGTCTACTGCCCATACTGCCAATAATAGCAATACGTTCTTATCACTTATATTGTGTTGGCTTAAATCTAAGCCAGTATATGTTATGCTCGTGAATGAGTTTATTGCGTTTTCTGCGTCTGTTTCACTTGTGAATAGTCCACTACCAATGTACCCGTAACCACGGGAAAAGACCTTACTACTAGTTGAAATTATGGCATCGCCAAAATATGATGGAACATATCCGTTCTCCCCTCCATTAAAGTTTATCGTGCCACTAGTTACTTTGTACCCAGTATCACATCTTAAATATAATTTGTATACACTGGGTGGGTGGCAGTTGACAGTATTTACACCTTGATACCCATCTCCATATTGTGCAAAATTCTATTTGCAGAATTAAGATTAACACTTGTAACCAGCGTGCCGTCAGTACCGCCAATAGTCCCTGCTTTATAAAAATTAAGATGCGACATCGTTTACCTCCAGCGGATAAGCTACCAGTTTAGCAGTCGTATCAGGCGTATTCGTATCGCCTGATTTTGCCATAATTGTTAGCGTTATCTTTATGTTTGTATCTTGCAAAGTGTTTATTGTGTAGATGTAAAGAGTTGCTGTGTAATCTCTTGTTACAGTAAATTGGTTTGTTATTTGCCTATAACAGCTTGTGGGAGAAACTGCACTAACCCATATCCTAACCTTTGGTACTTCCTGCTGTACGCCTAACATAACATTTTGTATGTTTCGCCTGTGTCTGCCCTTAAGTACACGTCACGAGTAACGGTGACAGGAGAACCGCTTGCAGGGTACATACCGTCAAAAACAGCAGGGGAAGTCAAGTCACCGTTGCTTATCAGTGTACCATCCCTTGCTCCCTCTGTGCCGCCTGAATAAAAGTGTAGCATTTAAACGCCTCCTAAATAATCGTTCACAAGATAAGTATTACTGTTTGTACCTACTACTGCGTCTATAGGTACATCTACCTTTATATAGAACAGGATATTGTTATCAGCAACATAAAGTGTCCTAAGTTCTTTTGCCCACTCAAAGCCGTCAGTGCTTATTAGATAATCATCAGCCATATCTCCTGAAAAATATGTCTTGACTAAACAAGCCGGGTGTGAAGTGTCTACACATCTCATAGCATACACGCCTCTCACAGCGTTATCAGGAAAAGCACTTAATGATATATGCCGCCCTGTTTCTGATATGAGATAGCCGTTCTTTGCTCCGCTTGTTATGTTGCCGCCGTAAATCTTAAGTACATCAGCCATTCTTATCACCTAGTACGTTAATAGTTTCCGTTGTTCCGTCAGAATAAGTCAGCGTAAAAGTCATTGTTGGGTATGTTTCATTTAAAAAGTTGTAGATGTTATCGACTTCGGCGTTATACTTTTTTGCGAATGTGTGTATGTCGTCACCGTCAATATCCATATCAACCTTGTACAATGGTTTCAGTTTAGACATCAGTTGCTCACCTCTGCTTTTGCATAACCTAAATAATGTAATACGAAAGAAAAACCCTTGCCCTCTATGTATAATGGTATGCGATAGCCTCTTGTAATACCCCTTATATTGAAAAGTATCGGCTCGCCTGAATTTAAATTTTCACGGTTAAGTGCTACGTCTTCATATCCGTCATATGGGCGTGAGCGCCTGTTACTGCTTGCTGTTACGTTATTGCTTACCGTGTCTTTTATACTTGCTTCATCATCATTCATTTTTCTGTTAGGAAGCACTACGTCCAGTTTGCCTATGCGAATGTCTGTATTGCTGTCATCGTAGTATTTTTCATAAGGTGAGAATGATATAAAAGCCTTGCTTACTAACAGTTGGTTGACTGAAAAATCGGTTTTGAATACCGCCCTGAAATACATATCCTTATCATCATCAGAACAGTTGTTATCACTTAACTCTGTTAAGGCGTTGTCCTTGATAACATACACATTGTCCGTTGTTGAAACCACGTCTACTACATTACTATTGAAGTATCTCTGATAAAAACTTCCGTGTAGTATGTCATATACTAAAACATAATTATCTCCCTCTACAAACCATACCTGATTTAAAGAGGGTACATACCTTAGCTTAGTTGACGTAGGCATTGAAGCTATTTCTTTTACAATAGTACTGCCTATGTTTTCCGGCTTCAAATCTCCGTAATCCTGCGTTGTTACAATGTTGCTTATAGAGTTCAAGCCTAAAAGCATAACACTTGTACCTATGTCACAGAAACTTGCTCTGCCTCTGCACCATACATTTCTGCCTAGTTCTGCTATTTCCCAGTTAGGATATTCATTCATCATACGGAATATCATGCCGTTGTCTTTGATGAATAATATATCTTGGCTCATATTTACCATACCGATTATCTTGCCGCCAACTTTATAGCCTATCTGTGCAAACAAAGCCGCACTTGGGTCGTTACTGTCAGTTGCCCACGCCGTTTCATCACCAACGCCGCTAAACAGTACATTATCGGAATTATCAAAAGCAAGTACCCTGCCGGATCGTGTAAACACGCCTTTGCAGTTTGCAGGGGAAGTGCTTATCGTTTCTACGGTGCTACCGCCTTTGTAGTATTGAAGATTACCGCCGCTTGCTATCAGCAGTCCGTCTTCCCACAATGTAGTTATGACTTCACTGTCACCTGTTAGAGTACCAACATTTGTTAGTGTTTTGTTATCCTCAGTCGCCCAGATGTTAAGACTATCGTCAAATATGAGAAGCACTTTATTAAGACTGTCATACGCCGCACTCTTGTACTTAAACTCTGTACCGTCAGCCAGCTTTAACAGGGTTTCAGTACCTCTTGAAGTCCTAAGCATATTACTGCCTGTTTCTAATTCCATATTAACCACGTCATTAAGTTGGTTTTCTGCTATGAATTGAGCGTCAGTAGATGTATTCAAGCCGCCTGAAAAATCGTTGTAAGTTACTACCTGTTCATTAGCTATCTTAGTAGAAATCTTCATACTATCAACCGTTCCCTATCCCATTGGCTACTGCTTCTTCCAAACTCTTGAATAGTGCGCTGTCCTGCGTTAAGTCAGCGGATATTTCATTCATAGCTTTCATCGTGGCTAGGTTTACCACTATCTCATTGATAGCGTCATTCGTAAAAGGTAAGTATTGGTCTTTGCCTGTCAGCTTGGGAGATGTAGCAAAATACCTAAATCTAACAGATGTAACATCGTCCAGTATCTTGACTTTGCCGTCAGTCATTCTTAATGGATATGTTCCAGCCGCTTTCATATAGTTGTCCGGGAGAGTATCACCGTCTTTTACAGTTGCCTCTTTTACAAAACCTGTCCAGTTTATGCTTATCAGCAAAGCACTTACTTCGGAAATAGCAGAGTTTAAATACCTTAAACAGTCGTCATGACTAAATTCCCCTGATATATCATGTGTTGCCTGCTGTATATGCTCTATAGCAGAAGTTATCGTCATTTGTGCCATACTATCACCTCTATACTATAAACGGCATTTTAGTTTTCACGTTACTGTATCTTCTAAGATTTACTATGTTGCTTACTATCCTTTGTGTTTCTTCCAGCAATACATCTGTTTCAGCCTGATTTAAAATAAGCCCGGTCAACTTCACTATACCGTCCATAAAGTTGGTAGGAAAGTCAACCGTTGCCGTTGCACTGTCCATATCGTCCTGCGTTATCTCTGTAAGAATACCCCGGTATAACAGCCAAAAATCCCTTACATCGCAATATATTTTGTTGCCGAACACTTTATACTTATTACAAGAATGAAGCGTTCCTGACGTAGGTATGGGCGACAAAACATAACCGTCACGCCCTCTTACTATGCTTACTATTGATAAGAAGTCGTCCGGGAAGTCTACCCCGGTAAGCATAAAGTCTACATTATCTTTTGGTGTTAGTGCCGTCTTGTTATATTCGTCTATTTCCTCATTCATCTTGTTTTGGTCATAGTGCTTGCTACGCTCAAGGAAGTCACAGTTCTGTTCCGCAAGACTAGTATTAAGATAGCGTATGCACTCATTAATAGCGTTCAGCATATCATAATCACTGAATTTAACTTCGTTGTTATCCTTGTTCTTCATTCTTATCTGCCGTACAAGCCGTTTGACTTTAATCATACTCTCACCTCATTGTGTAATACTTTTGCGTGTGCAGGACGGCAAACTGCGGAAATAACTTGAAAAACTTAAGCACGTTCTCGTTGTAAGTTTTCATATCGCCGTTACATCTTGCCTTGTCTGCTTCCATTAACCATGGGTTAAACTGCCACATTTCCGGCGGTATAAATCCCAACGGCATAACCGTATCACTAGTTGGACATCTGCCGCCTTTTTCACTGGCCTCTCCTGCCATTTTTATTGCCGCCGAACAGTCTATCCTATTCCTTAACCTGATATTCTTTTTGTCTGTAATATCTATCTTTTGCTCTAGTATCATTACTTCTCCTTGTAAAAATTGGTACGCCCAGTTGGAATTGAACCAGCATTAACGCCTTATAAGGACGCTACTCTACCTTTGAGTTATAGGCGTAATATTGGAGCCGATTATAGGAATTGAACCTACAGCCTACTGTTTACAAAACAGTTGCTCTGCCATTGAGCTAAACCGGCATAAAAGAGAGGACGCAAAAATGCGCCCTCTGCAAAGAAAGAATAATGATTATCTCTTAATGCCAGTCAGAGAACCACTAGCCTTAGGCTGTGTACCCTGCAAGCCGTAGTCAGCAGACAATACAAATTCATCATAAGTACCTTTCTTGCTCAGTCCAGATACCTGATGAGGACGTGTAAACCACTTATGCTCCCAGTACTGCTTATCCAAGAAGTCAATGCGGTTATCACTGTACAGTCTATGAGATACAGCGGTTACAGTGCCAAAGTCGGAAGCAAATACGTCAACGGCAATATCGGCCTTGCGGTCGCCGCTCTTACGCTGTGTAGTACCCAGTGCAGAAACGATTTGAGAGAAGCGGCGTTTCTTAGCGCAACTCATAACTGCTTCTGTGGGGTCGCCACCACGTTTGTAACACATTTGCATAACATCGTTCATATCATCAACGGTGAAGTCGGAACTGCCGCCTAAATCTTTGATGTTATTCTTTACCACTTTCAAGTTAGTGCCGGTAGTAGTCGGTTTAACCTGATTAGCTACAACGTTTTCTACGGCATCGTCCAAAGTATCAAATACATTGAACTTTGTTTCCGGCGTTGTTGCGTCCAAATGTACATAGTACAGCAAACTCTGTTTCAGACCGGTCGGCATTGTTTTTGCGGTGAAATATACAAAGTCGCCGTTCTGCAAATGGTGGGGGTCTGTAGTAGTTACAGTGCCGCTTGTGGTATCAATGGTTGCGTCCATTGTCTGTAACTGCATATAAAACGGAATACCGCCTGTTTCACCGGCAGTAGTAGAAGTACCGGCTTTCTGCTCTTTGTTGTAGACAATAGCATATTCAATATCTTTTGCCTGTCCCTCAACGGCGTTGCGTATCTGCCGTACTTCTTCGTTCTGCTCACCATATACTTTTGCTACCTTAATCTGATCGTCAGTAACAAAGCCGGAGTTGATAAACTTCTGTACATAGTTTTCCAAACCCTCCATACTGCCTACAGGTTGAGAAGTGTAGTCCTCTTTTTCAAGATGAGCGTTCTTCTGTGCCGGGCGCAAACCCTCTGTAGTCCAGTTGAATTTCTTGCCTACTGCGTCAGCACCGTCTTTAAAACTGGAAAGAAAATATGTTTCCTTGGGGTCAATGTTAGTTACCAACTTAGACATATCTTCAGCGTTACCATATGCGTCATATGTATAAGATTGGTCCTTGCTAGGTCCTAAATCTCTTGTAAATCCCATTTAAATCACCTCATAAATTTATAAACTTATAAATATATAATAAAAACCGCCTGTTGACGGCTTCTAATAAAACCTATTTTAATCCCATTAGGTTGGCTATAAATGCGTCTTTTCCCCTAATATCCATTTTGCCCAGTGAGTTATAATCAGGAGCGTTGCCTTGTGCCTGCTGTTTTGCTCCATTACCGGGCGGCTCTACGTTCTGCGGCTTTGCGTTCTTTGGCGTTGTCGGCAGATTATTGTTCTTGGCATAGAAGTCAAGGCGTGTATCTTCGTAGTATTTCTTTAATGTCTGACACTGTGCCGGTGTAATGTTACCAGCTTTTAGTGCATTGATAGTTTCTGCAATAGGAACCGCTTGGTCATACGGAAGTGTTTTATACCTCTCGTTTAACTCAACATCTATCTTATCAAAGTTAGGCTCTTTGCTCTTTAAGTCAGTAACATAATTCTTAATGTCGCCGTAAATTGCCTCTTGCTGTGTCTTAGCTTGGTTTTTTACACTCTCTGCCCTTGCCATTTCCTGCTGTACACTATTGATTACTGCCGCCCTGTTCCACTCCAAAGACATCTTGTAATCTTTGGCTTTCTGAACTAGGTCTTCATCATCAGAGTATTCTGCCGCTTCTAATTCATCATCTGTAATACCTACTTCGTCTTTTGCTTTCTTCTCTGCTATCTCATTGACGTTCTTGTAAAACTCTTTGCTTGCGGCGGCATTTTCTGTCTTTACCTGTTCAGGCGTTTTTTGCGGCTGTGCTTGCGTCTGCGCCTGTTTTGCATTTACCATTTTAGTGTAGTCTGCTTTGTACTGTTCAGGCACTCTCGTATTATCTACGTTGTTTAACTGCATAGCTACGGCAAATTCATCAGGCGTATATGGTTGGTTGTCTGCCTTAGGCTTTAAGGTTGTGTTCGTAAGTCCGGCAGGCTTTGTTTCCGCCGGTTTAGTTTCATCAGGCTTGGTTTCTGCCGGTTTACTTTCTGCCGGCTTGGTTACGTTCTCAATGCTAGTAACGCCTGTTTGTGGGTCTTTTACAAGTCCCCAACTTTTTACATCGGCGGCAGGCGTAGCTTGAGTATCTGCGCCACTATCTCCGCCAGTGCTTCCCTCATTACTCTGTACATTTGCGCCACCACCACCGTCTTCTTCAAATAAGAAACCGTGTTTCTTGAAAATGTTTTGCATTTTTCACTACTCCTATCTCTTTGAGTATTCCTTTAATAATGCTTCATAGTTGCTTCTATTTGCCCTACAGTCCTTGGCATAACTTGTTACCATGTTATAAAACCATAACGAGGCTTTATATCTCTCTTTTGTCTGTTCTACATCTTTATCATCTGCTAAACTCTGTAGTGCCGTTTCCTCTGCTACGTCTAAGTAATGCTCCGCAAATACCTTTATGCTCTCTGCCATGTCCGATATTTCCATTTTACGCTGTAACTCTGCTACACGCTCCTTGGAATATCGGTAACTACTTGGATTTTGTATTCTTAACTTTCGGTTGAACCTTGGCTGTCTTGGCTTCCTTACCACGCAACAACGCCTCCTTTTGTACTAATAAATCAGCGTTGGGGTTTATCCCTGCCGCCTTTAAAACTTGTTGCTGTGCGTCTACGGGTAAGTCGTCATACTGCGCCGTCAGTCTTGGTGCCATGGCCTTTTTCAACTCAAGGTCAGCTTTGGCCTGCAATAACTGTAACTGCTGTTGCGTTTGTTGCTGTGCCTGCTGTGCTTGTTGCTGTTTCAACGCTTGTCCCTTTGCACTACTTGGGTCTACTATGTAGTTCGTTACGTTCCTTATACCCATTTGCTCAAATAGGTCTTTTGCCGTTTCAAACCACGTTGATGTATCTACTAAACCCCTCTGCTCCAAAACAGGAATTATCTGCTGAATAAGCACCATTAAATAGTTTATCCTTGCTTCTCTTGTCCCTGCTCCGTCACCTACATTGATTATTAGGTCATAGTCTATGTTTAACTCGTCTTTGGATATGTTGATATTCTTGTCCGTTAAACGGATCATTTCTCCGTCTTTCAAGTACTCTTGGTCAAGCAATATCATGTATTTCATAATGGGCAGGATAAATTCCTCAGCCATTAACCTTGCTGTGTTCTTTGTCCTCTTTTCACTTGCTCCCATTATTGCCGTTATCCCGGTAGCAGTCTTGTTCAAGCTATTACTGTCAAGTCCTTGGTTGTACTTCGTGCTTCCGCTTTGGCTCTCTATCTCGTTCTGGCTGTACTGTAATATCGTTTCTGCCATATTGTTAAACGGTAACTGTGGCGGTATGAAGATAGCGTCACTAGGATTTACATCGTCGTGTACCTGCACTATCTCGCTGTCATTTATCATATCGTCCATATTTACTTTGTTGGCATTCAGGAATATCCGTGGCATATTATTCTTTGCTACGTTTATTATGCACTGCCTAAATATGGCGGTCTTTAAGTCCTGCTGTTGTATCAGGTTGTCACATAACCCGGTCTTTTCATTGAATACCGAGTAGGAAGACTTCTCAGCTTGGTTGATGAAAAACGGTGCTATACCCATTTTATTCTTGCTTATGCTTATTGGGTGACTGCCTACTGCGTGGACGATTATATCTTCATACACTCCGTCATTGTTGTAATCTACCTGCATATAGGCTTCGTACAACTCTACCTTTTTACTGGCGTTGTCACTGTCTTTTATCCTATTGTCGATATTCTCTAGGTCTTGACTGTGCCTAATATTGAAGTCTTTTACTGTGGTATCACCGGCGTTGTAATCTTCCAGTGCCTTGTCTACGTTCTTATATACGCCCTCATTTTCCTTGCGCTTTAAATAGTCGCCTACCACTAGTTTCCTGTGTGCCTTGAATTTACAGCTTTGCAAGTCTGCACTGTCAGGCGTGAACCTTAACTCACTAGGCGGCATATATGAGATTACCGGGTGATTAGATGTTACAGTGATACGGTCAAATATCAACTCCCTTAAATCAGGAGCGTCTTTCAGCGGCTCTGCGCTTACTATCTCTATCTCACCTTGCTGTGCCTCTTGGTACAACATAGTTATTACGTCCATGTTGTCTTGGCTCAGGAGCATTTTGTACCGTTCCCTTTTTTCTTTGTGTTCCCAGTACACCTTGGCTATACCATAATTAAGTATCAATGCGTCCCTTAAATCAGCGTCAAGAAACGTTGCATATGCGTTCTTCCTCTGTATCTGATACTTTAATAATGCTTGTATCTTTGCCGCCTTGTCATCATCTTCTGTGTTTACGCCCTTTACGTCTACCGGGTCTTCACCACCGCAAAATACCTCCATAAAACTAGGAAGTAACGTATCTACCGTGGTCTTTATATCCCGGGAACAGAACTTGCTCTTTTCCGATAATGACGGAAACCGCTTCATGTAATATTCTTCCGTTGCTGTGTAGGTGTCTTCCCTTTCTTCCAGCTTCGGCTCTATCGTATCATCATAGTACTTGTTGGCTTCATCACGGCACTTCTTGTATGACTGCATTATCTTGTCTATCTCTGTCTGCTTCAAAGTGTCAAGACTTATGTCGTCTTCATCTACCTTTGCCGCAAACCCGGCTGATATTATAAGGTCTATAGGTGCTTTCTGCGGTGTTGCCGTGTTATCTGCCGCCTGCTGTGTCTGCCCTACTTGTGCCTGTGCCGTGTTGCCGCTGTCGTTTGTTACGTCCATGCTCTACACCTCTTAGGCAAAACACTCTGCCAGTATTACCGTCCCTGCGCCTACAATGTAAATGTTCTTTGCACTGTTTTCGTTACAGCTAAACACTAAGTGTTCCCCTGCCTTGATAGGAAGTCCGTTATCAGTCGTTACCGTACTTCCGCCTACATATACCGTACCGCTCCCAGTATTGCTAACTACTACCGCTATACGCCCTGTCCTGCTTCTTTCTATACACGCTACACTTGCTAGTATCTGCGGCGTGGTTGTAGATGTAAAACTCGTGGTTATCATATCTCCTAATGTGTCGTTGATTATCATATATACCTCCTACATACTCCCATATTTTCTTATCTTGCCCATATGCTTCATTCGCTCGTACGCTCCGTTGTGACTTACCACTACCGGCTGTGCGAATGTCAACGCTAATGCGTCTGCGTAGTTAGGCGAACACAAGCCTCTTGCTTTCATATCCGCCTTGCTCTCTAGCTGAAACTTGCTTCGTTTGTTGATAAACGCCTCAGGTCCTGCCAGATCGTCTATGATTTCTTCCTTATTCTCTATCGTGCCGCCCTCTTTGAGCCACTTCTTCATACTGTCCCACATCTCAGCACGTTTGTTTATGTAATAGTCGTTTGTCGCCTTAGCACCAAAAGGAATTAACTCCCAGTCTTCCCCTCTGCCCATGCTCTTTAAAATGCTGTATATGCCCTCTCCATAACCTTGGTCTATGAAACCTTTGCTTGCACTGTTCTCGTCATACAGATAGGCCAGCTTGTTAGCTATGTATGAATAATCATCTGTGTACGCCTGCTCATACAGTACCTTTGTCCAGTTGCCTTTTCTGCCGTACACCACTAACTTATCTTCACCAGTCCATGCCGGGTCTACACCTATGATAAACGGCTCTATGCTCCTCTTGTCTATATCAGGAAAATACTTCTTTGCCGCCTGTGTAGCTAGTTCCCTACTTATTAACTGCCCATTTGCTACACTTGGGAATTTGCCTGCAACGTGTACTTTAACAAAGTCGCTGTCTGCTCCGTATTCGTCTACCCACTTATCTAACTGCGTGTGGTTGCTTATCTCTACACATCTGCTGTCTATCTGCCGGTGTTCCCAGTAGGTACGGTATCTATGGAAGCAGTCGTAAAACCTGCCGCTGTTTCTTGTTGGGTTGCCAAATGCCGACCATATTATCTGCGTGTCCCGGTCTGTGGTTGCACCCTCTATCGTTTCCCATATGCTGTCTGATATGCTCGAGGCTTCATCAAATATTATCAGCGTCCTCTTGCCTTGGTTGTGTAACCCGGCGAATGCCTCAGGATTATTCTCACTCCATGGTATAGCGTCCACTCTCCACGTTTTCTCGTGGTCTTTGTCAGCCGCCGTGTATGCCGTAGCCGAGTATGTGAACATATGTTTGCCAATGAATAAACTGTGCCATTTTGCTAACTCAGGCCACGTCTTAGTCCGTAGCTGTGTATCCGTGTTAGCTGTCACTATCCCTCGGCAGTCGTCATATGTAGCCATAGCCCATAAGATTATCCATGATACTAATGCACTCTTGCCTATACCATTACCACTCGCCACGGCTGTGTGTACTACCTCTCCCCGGGATTTAATACCATAGGCTATGTCTTTTAGTACATCTATCTGCCATTGTAGCGGCTTCTGTCCTTTTAGGCTTCCCTGTCCCCACGGAAAAGCGGCGTATACAAACCCTACCGGGTCTTGAGAGAACCCAGCAAGGAATGACGCTATATCGTCAATTGTCTTTTTCTTCTTTCTCCCCAGTGCCATTGTCTACTACCTCTACGTCTATCGCACGCTGTAGTCTTTCTCTTGCTTCTTTTATCGTATTAGCTACATCAATAGTGACCTTGCTGTCTTTTCCGGCTCCAAAACGCTCCGGATCTAGGTGGGATAACACAAACTTTTGTGCCGGTACGCTTCCGGGGATAAATTTCTTTGTGGTAGTCTTGGTAGTGCCGTACAAGTCGCTCTTGACGACTGTGGTTTCCTCTACATATCTGTCCAGTGCAGACCTATATAATGACAACTCAACTTTTCCTACCACTTTAGCGGCGGCGCAGTCTGTAATCACTGGTAGTTTGTCGCCGGCTATTGCAATTGCTATTGCCGGATAATGCGCCTGCCAATAAGCTAATGTTTTAGGTGCTATACCTATCCCGGTAGCTATCTCAGCTTTGCTTCTGCCCTCTACCGCCCACTCATGTATCTGTTTTAGTCCGGCCTCGCTTAACCACTTCTTGTGCTCTCCGAATGCTTTCCTTTGCATACTTCCTCCGCATCTCCCAGCCATATATAAAAATACCGCCTATAGGTTTTACCCTATAAACGGTATCGAGAGGAGGGAGAATGAATAATGACCTTTTGATCGGTCGCCTTATTCTACCCATTCAGTACCCGGCTGTGTCAAGTTTTCCGGGAATGATGGCGTGTTTTTGCGTCCGATCGTTTCAGTAAACAGTTTTATGTATTTGCATTGATATACACTTTATGCGGTGTTTTTCCGGGATCATACTTCATTTTATGTATATATATGCAGTATTTATGTATAATCATACGAGCCTGTGAAATAAACTCTGTAAGTATCAATATCAAGCCTTCTATGGTAAAATAAAATTATTATGGAGGGCTATTATTATGGCTAAATCAAAAAACATCCATCGAGTTGAAATGACAGAAGGAAAAAGATCCATCATCCAACAACTGCTTCAAGAGTATGACATTGAAACAGCCGAAGACATCCAGGATGCCCTGAAAGACCTGTTGGGCGGAACCATCAAGGAAATGATGGAAGCCGAGATGGAACACCATCTTGGCTATGAAAAGAACGCTAGGTCAGACAGTGTCAATGCCCGTAACGGCTATAAAGAAAAGCGTGTCCATAGCAAATATGGAGATATGGAAATACCAGTACCTCAAGACAGGGAATCTTCCTTCAAACCCCAGATTGTCCCTAAAAGGAAAAAGGATATTGTTGGCATAGATGATAAGATCATATCCATGTATTCCAAAGGTATGACTACCAGACAAATCTCTGATACGTTGATGGACATTTATGGCTTTGAAGCTTCCGAGGGATTCATTTCCGATGTCACAGATAAGATTTTGCCGGAGATAGAAGACTGGCAGAACAGGCCGTTAAACTCCGTATATCCCGTATTATTCATAGATGCCATACATTATTCCGTAAAGGACAATGGCGTTATTAGAAAGCTGGCTGCATATGTCATTCTTGGCATTGACGACACCGGTCACAAAGAAGTCCTCTCTATAGAAGTCGGAGAAAATGAAAGCTCCAAATTAGGCAAATTTTAGTCTTATATTTAGGCGAGAAAGTTCATTTATCCAACCCCAAATTACCATAGAGGGAAGAACTTACAGAGATTTTTTCACAGGCTCAATCATACAGTATATGTATAAAAGGACAGTTCGAGATTTATTTATGCCAAACTGTCCTCTAACTTTTGGCTCAGACAGTGGAAACAGACAGTGGGCGCAGAGATTATTTTATTTCAACTAACTTTTTCTCCATATATTGGTATATGATTTTTGGATTTATCGTCCTGATCATTTACGCCGGTGATTCATAGTTTTTTCAAATTTAGTTTGTGGTGAAAATCAAAAGCACCGCTGTAAGACTGGCTCTGCACAACTTCACAAATTTATTATTACCATATATAAATGTACTATAATCATCTCTCACTACTATATATAAACCTCTTATACACGGCTAAAACTTCTTTTTTCTTACTTTTCCCACTTTTGATATTTAATTTTTAAAAAATATTTAAAATCTTCTTTCCCCCGTCCTGCCTAGCTTTTAGGCGTGTTTATAAAAATATTTTTATTATTTTTTTAAAAAGTACTTGACAGAAAATCAAAGTAGTGGTATTCTCGAATTGTCGAAAGGAAAAAGTAGAAAAAAGGCAAAGTAAAAAAAGAGAAAAGAAAAGAGGACAAAATTATGATTAGAGACGGATTAAAGATTATCGGCATCAAGGCGGCAATAGCAAGTATTCACGGTGGTGGCTTCGATCACTACACACAGGTCGATTATGATATGCTGACCGGCGAAGTCTTGACGGAGGAATTTATCGGTTGTGGTAATGTAATATACGATAGCCAAGACATTATATCGGTAGGTTGCTACCGCAAAAAACCTAGCGTTGAGGATTTAGCAGATGATATCGTAGATGCCGTGAGGGACAAAGAAAGGGAGGATATGTACTGGAAACAAATTGGTTAAAGCCGAAACTAGGGACTTGATCCCTAGTCTTACCGGGAACAACCGCCCGGAACTGATGAGGCAGGTTATATAGAGCGGAGGAATGAAAGATGAGTTACTTTGCTAAAGATGTGTATGACGGCAAAGCCGAATTTGCCGCAAGGCGTATGGCGGAGAATGCCAAGGTTAAGTCTTTGACGCCGGAACAGCACGAGGCATTGGCGTATCTGTGCAGTATTCGGCACGAGATACATTCCGCTGGCGTAGCTGATATGTGGAATGACCAATGCGTATTGTTTGACCTCATACACGCTGAGATGAGGCTTAACGACTTAGACCTTAACTGCCCTTATTTCTACGATGAGGACGGCACAACGGAGGACGGCTACTTAGTAACATCTGACGATTACAGCGACCACGATAGCGATGAATGGCAGGAGGCGCATGACGACTGTATAGACGATGTTGACGGCGAGGACGATCCCGACCTAGATTACTACATATTAGATTATATGCAGAACAAATTAGGAGACCAGTTGGAAGCCATGAACAGGCGCATTGAGAGATACTTGAGAAGAATTGACGAAAAATATGGAACAGACTATGAGCCGTCCGGCGCAAGCAGAATATTTTAAGAGGAGGTACTAAAAATGAAAACTACAAGATATTACTTATACGACAGCTATTTGCAGGAAAGAGAGAAAGAGGTAAAAAACAAATGAAGACAAAAGAAGAAGTAGAAAACATTATAGCGGCAATATTGATGATACTTGCTCCGCTAATCTGTAATGACCACAACTTAGACTTATTACTTAGTAAGTTTTAGGAGGCGCAGAAATGACTAGTAAAGAAGCACTGGAAGCTAAGATGTTAGAAGCTATTGAGGAAAACGGCTACAACAATTTTTACGAATTTGGTCTTTTGGTTGTACATTTAGGCGAGGAGGCTCTAAAGCACGTTTTATTCGATCTTTGGTGTGACTACTGGTACGATAAAAATTTTGACGCCTGCTCCGGATCCGGCATGGACGTTAAAGTAGTTTGCGGAAACCACGAGTTTGTATTTTACAATGGGCATTATTTTGAGTACCGTTTAACAAACGGCGACCTGCTCGGCATTGAAGACTGGAATGGCGAAGAATACATGACACACCTAGGAGAATACACGCCGATATACGCCGACAAGGAAAGCGGCAACGGCGGACGAGATATAGTTGGATTTACCTTTTTTCCTAAAAAAGTACGCATGAGTGATATTTGCTAAGGAGGCATAGAGATGAGTACACGCAACGGTCATATGAAGACAGCCTACATTGACATCTCAAAGTTGGTTGTGGGTCACTACAAAGAATTAGAAGTCGCAATGTATTACGAGTACGGCTCGGCTTTTTGCGACAGAGGCTACTATGTTAGCTTAAGACCATGCAACCGCTTGCCGGATATGGTAGAATACGCAGTTATCTTTGAAGACAACATGATAGCTATCGTATCTAAGGCAAAGCGCTTTTCCAAAAAAACCTTTGACAGCCCTGAACTTGAGGCGGAAGCAAGAGCCACCGCAAAAAAGTTGGCAAAAACAAAATTTAACTGGGACATAGAGATAGGCGAGTGGGCAACAATTTATTAATAGGAGGCAATACAATGTACTACGACTACGAAGACGCAATACTTGATAGGCAGGAAAGATACGATAACGGCGACTGTGATTCAGAGGAATTTGAAGATGATCTCGAAGAAGAAGACCGTGATGCCGCCGACATTTATGATATGCTGGCGGCTGAAGCGGAAGATGAAAGAGAATTAGATGAAAGAGGCGGTTGCTAAATAGTAGATTTTAAAAGCAGAAGTGGTATAATACAAGCAAGTGCTGAGAGCAGGACAATAAGTCCTGCCCTCTTTTTTATTTGGAAGGAGCAAATATGGATTATGATAGGTTGATAGAATTTGTCTTGTCTAACGAGAAACCTCTTGACTGTGCTATTGCCGCCCGGCGTGCAGAAATGGAAGATAGCATAGGTTGTCACGGATATACCGGCGGCGGCGGCATTGGACATAGCAGAGTGTCAGATCCTACAGCTTTGCAAGGTATTCGATCCGCCAGTGCCGTCCCCGGCGTGCATATCTTTTATGGTCCTAAGGTATGCGGCGAACAGTCCTCCCGGTACATCAAATACCCGGAAGCATGGTTGTATGTGTCTAAGCAGACAAGGCATAACTACGTTTCTATCGGCGGCAACATCGGTACAGTATATACCCGGCGTTATGATGCCGGCGAACAGTACCGGCAGACTTGCAAGGATTTAGGTATCAGCAACAAATTGTACTATGAGATTAGAGCAGATGTGCTTAGATACGCCGCCTTGGTTGCGGCAACATTAAGGCTTATAACTCCATATAGCAAGTACAATTAAAGAAAGGCGGCTTATAAAAGCCGTCTTTCTTTTTTTCAGTCTATGATGTGTACTTTTCCTAACGGATCACCGCAAGTAAAATCTGTTCGGTAAACGCTTTCTAGGTATACCTCTTTCTTTTTTTGGCTTATTGCAAAGTCAACTAATACGCCGACTTCATTTTTCTTGAAGCCAAAACCCTTAAAGCCAGCTTTGTTATTTTGCAATTCGACATTTGCCGGTAGCTTCTTGTCTAAATGCTCTATGCTTATCCGCAGGGTTTTTGCCATACGACTTACGATAGTATAATCTACCTTTAACTTGTCGCCGGGATTGACTTTTTCTGCCAGCCATTTTTCTATGGCCGCCCGGTTTCTTTTTCTCACCTCTAATAACTTGGGTAAATATACCTTGTCAGCGTCCTTGGCTATCTCTGTACACAACTTTGTTGCCTCTGCCGTTAGCAAGTCAATTTGTTGGGCGTCCCCGGCGTATGCTCCCGGGAATTTCTTGTACATCTTTAAATCTATCCAGTAGTCAGCTTTCTGCATAAATTTGAGATAAGCGCAATTCTTCCGGCGGTTACGTTGTTTATTGTTTTCATCATATACGCTCATAGGTCTAAGCAAGATTAGCGGCAAATGGTTGATTAGGTACGTCAGCATTATATCGTGACAAGTGCTTTCTTCATCTGCGCTCATTTCCCATTTTTTGACGGCGGTGTATGGCTTCATTTCCCGGTACTCCCAACGCCGCCGGAGCGTTCTTCCTTAGGCGTGTCGCCGCAAGTGTAAAACCTTGTAAACACGCCTTGCATAAATCTTTCGCCCATTAGCAAAGTCCTTGTCTTGTCGCCGTCATTTATAATCTTGGCGCATATTTCTCCGTCATTGTCAATGTTGCCGTAATAGTCTGCGTCAATAAGTCCTATGCCGTTGGCAAGTCTTAGTTCCTCTTTCATTGCAAGACTGCTCCTAATCATCAGGAGCAAACACTCGTCCTTTGGCATATACGCTTTAATGCCAGTAAAGATCGTGGTTGCTTTATGCGGCGGTATAGATACTTGATACGGCATAACAAAGTCATATCCGGCGGAGTTTTTGGTTTTTCTTTGTGGGATATTAAGTCCCTCTACTTTTCCGTTGACGGCTTCAAACCCTCGTGGCTCATTATCCTCTTGGTTAATCATATCAATGTATGTTTCGATGTTGGTACATACCATTCTCAACATGGTTATTAATCTTTTGTCCTGCACTATAAAACCTCCTTAAAGTTAATGTCAGGGTACTTACTAAGTAATAGTTTCTTTTTTAATTTATACACCGGGTTTTTTTGAGTGATAGGCGACTTAACATCTATCACGGTTTCATTTCCATACTTGTCGGTGAATCTAAAGTCTGCTAGATATTTTATTGCCCGGTACTTTTTACCCCGGTAGGTAAATTTGTCTTGCAAAACATATTCAGGTTGCAATTCTATCTTCTTTATTTCTCCATTACACTGGCGTAATTTTAATTGTTGATAATATCCGGCTTCTTTTCTGCTGTCAAACGTAAAACCGTCAAAAGTTACTTTTTTTGCGTGATACTTGTTAAAACTAGGCCTCAAATTTCCCCGTGGTGCAATTATTTTTTGTTTCTTGATAGATTTGTCACGGCGATTTTGGTACTCGCTTAAATCGGCTTCTGTCCAGTTCAAACGCCGTCCTCCTCCTTAAACAGCTTATCAATATACTTTTTGTCCTTTTCTTCGAGTTCTTTCTCATGCTCTTTGTAATATTTCCGGGTTTTGCCGATAGTTTCTAGCCTTTGTCCACAATTTGGGCAGTAGTTCGTGATTAGGTATTCTTTATCATTATTGTATAATCTATCGTACAGTCTAAGTTTACATTTTGGGCATTGATAATATTGTGATGTAATTAAAATCGGCAATGGATTCTCTCGGTATAACCATTTCAGACGTTGGCGCAAAAAAGATATTTTTTCCTTGTCCCTGCAAATTGTCCTGCCTGCTAAGTAGTCGTACTTGCATTTGCATTTTTCAGTTCGGATATCGGAAATATCTTTTCTTAACCGGCATATTGTATCTTCGGCATCATGTATTAATTCGTGATCAGTCTTTGCGTCCATTACTACCACCACCTGCGCTTTCATATTCTTTAAGTTGGTCAACAACGCCTTGCAATAACAATATCGTTTTTTCAAATGCCGTAATGTTTAGCAAGTCGCTGTCAGGAGATATTCTAATGTCACATCTCCCGGTATTAACATTCATCTCACAATACAGTTCTTCTTCTCCGTCACGTTTCCACCTTTTGGTTGTTATAACCTCACTCATTATTTACTTCACGCCCTTTAATAACCTTAAAAGTGCTATCTGCGCTCCAACGTAAAAGTCGAAAGTATCATCAAAGCTACACTTTGCCTTGGCAGTCTTGCCAGTGATTACATCTTTTGCGATAACTTCTAATCCGTTGGCGTAGATAACTATCTTGTCCGGCTTATTGTCTTGCTTTGACTGCCGTAAAACCCTGCCGTCTAGCTTGCTTGAGAATTTTTTTATTACGGTGTATAGTTTTTCGCTGTGCTTCTTTAAGTCATAAGGTTTAAAAAAGTGCCACACTCTAACGTCCTCCTCCCAACCACTTCCGGCGGCATGAGGGTTGCTGTCAAACTTAACCGTTATAAGAGGATATGTTAAACCTTTACCAACGGTGTCAATTACCGTACCGGGAATATCGTGCCATTTAATATAATAATTAGAAAGGCACGTCACCTCTACCCTATCTCCTACTTTAAATTTTCCCATTTTGTACTCCTACATACATATAGCCAACATACAGCGCAAGTATAGCAAATATCACAATTGCCAGCCTAAAAGTACAATAATCCGATATTTTGTCGTCCGGATCGTTACTGCTTAGATACACGGCGCACGCCAAAATCAGAGTGCAAATCCCATATCCACTAAGCAGTCCGGCAACAAAAGTAAACATCAACGTTGTTTTGTCAAGCATTGTGTTTCCCCCTGCCTTTACATTTTTTCGGAGTATACTTTTTACTCGGCCTATAGTTTTTAATTACTGTCCTATTCCCACGCCTATATCCTGCCATTAGCTGTCCTTTCCGTTTAGTACTATTGCTACCAACCCTTTATGGTTATCGATTTTAATGTTTTCAAGATAGGTTTCGTAATTATCGTCAACAAAAAGAACATCATAGTCTAAGTCTTCCGTGTTATCAATAATTTGTTTTACTAATTCTCTTACTGTCATAAACAAGTCGCCTCCTTATTCTCCCAGCCGTGTTCTTGTACTACCTTGTACGGTATCTCTGACATATCGTTATATCCGTCTGCCCACGGTAGCCGCCGTAGCCTAACATCAGTGAAGCACACGTCCGTTCCGTCAGCTATCTGCCTTTTGGCTTTTCCTTTTGACGTGTCCCAAACTATAGTGCATACGCCGCTGTCCTCATCTTGATAGTAATATGCCTTTTCACAGCCTAATTTTTTCTCCAAAGCCGTCATTCGGCAGTCTTCGATAGCGTCCAGTATTTCATATTTATGTATCGTTTCTAAGGCGTTATTCCTTGCGTCCGTACCGGGAGTTGCGTTTACATCTACGTTTTCCAGTCCTAGCATTTTTATTAATTTAAATCCTGCTAATATCTTTAATTCCATAATTCCTCCTACGTCCACTTGTGAAGTTCTTTTTGCAGTTCCAGTAAATCACGCCTAAGAACCATAATTCTGTTCTTGCTTGCTCCTCTTTTGGCGTTGTGGTAGGGGTTTTTATCTTTCTTGCACTCTGCCAGCATATCCGTTAAATCCTCCACTAGACTGTCAGCTTCAAGGTCTATAATGTTTTTCAGTTTGCATATCTTTTTTAAGTTCATAATCCCTCCTTAGCCTAGTAAGTTTTGCTTACTAGTCTGTACGCCGATTTTGTTTCAATACTCTATTTCGCACATCAGCCACTGCCGCCCAAAGTCCCAACATTCAGCCTCTGTCAGCATAAATAAATCTAATCTATCGGTATAGCCGCCACCAAAACGGTCTTGTACGGTGTACTTATTTCCGTCTACCGTCACGGTCGCTCCAAAAGGCAAATGGTCAGCGGCGCAAGTTATTCCTGCCGTAGGATATACGCCGCTTGCTGTCCTGTTGCCTGTTTCACAGTAAGCGGAAACATTCATTAGTTGCCAAAAAACTACTAGGATAGTTAAATACTTCACTGCCTCATCTCCTAACAGAAGTAAAATTCACGGTCTACTTCTTCAGTGTCAACGCTAAACATATAGCTATATTTATGTGTTGGAAACTTTTTCGTGTATTTATCCATGAAAGTATTTGCCTTTTCTCTTGTGCTAAAATATAATGTGTAGCTATTATTGCTATCGTCCACTAAATTAACATGTACAGTCCATACAACCTTTTTGCCGCTGTCCATTATCTCATCTCCTGCATAGCTCTTAAAATTAGATATGTTAGAAACACGCTGGCTACAAAGGATAATCCTGTCAAGATGTAGTCAAGGCTTGTCATTGTACCACCCCTTGGCCTTGTTTTCTTCATAATTTTCGCCGTATACTCTCATGCGATCGTCTGCTTCATAGCCTAGGTTAGCTAATACCGTTGTACAGTCAACCATAACCTTTGCAATAGCTTTTGCTGTGGCATTACGGTTACTCCTTATTTTCATGTTGTCATACGCATTACAAAAATCAGCATCAAAATTAGCACGTCCTAAAATGATTTTCCTTGGTTGCAGATAATCCATAACTCTTAACGCCCGGAACTTTTCCTTGCCGTAACTATCCATTGTTACCTACTTCCTTTCAGCCAGACTTGCCGCCGTTCTTTTCATAGCTTCTTCGTTTACTGTTGCCTGCTTCAAGGCGGCATACAGCATTAATACTTCCTCCTCGTTTGTTACGTTGATTTTATCCATGTAAACTTCATTCTTCTCATTAAGCCTAATCACGATTTCTCTTTTATTCATTTTCGTTAGCCTCCTGCTTTTCAAACAGCTTATTCCATTCTTTAACAGCAATTTCCGATGTTTTATATGCCGCACTTTTTCTTATGGCGCATTTGGGACACATTACATAGTAGGTATCATTTTTAATGCTTTCGTTTAAAACGAACATTTCACCGCCACAAATTGGGCATTTGTGAGGTTTTTCTCCGTGTTCGGAGTTTAGCCATTCGGTATGTCCCTCAACGCAGTGAGCAATATAGTCATCGTCATAACATTGTAGGTTATTATAGGCACAGCAGTCACAGGTTATTTTATTTGTATTGATAAATTCTGCCATTTCCTTTGCGTTTAATGTTCTAACCCATTCTAGGTTTGTCATTCTTCCTCCTCGTCCAGCCATTTATTCCACGCACCATGGTCGTATTCCATGTTCTTGTGGTCTTTCGCCTTGGCGTCCATTCTCCGGCAGGCGGCACCGTAAAAAACGTACACAAGTAAATCCGCCAAATCAAAAGTATTATCTTTTCGCCTAACGTGTTTGACAAAATCATTGACGGTTAAATTGCCTAGCTTTTCTCGGTTAGTCATTGTCGCCTCCTGATAAATAGTCTTGACACATATACCCTAACGTTTTCCTCGTTTCACGGTCTATCTTTTTGTTTGCTCCCAAAATCTTGTTAGTAACCTTAATTGTGCTATTTGCCTCCGCCAGCCGATTTTTAAATCCGGCAAGTTGATTAATCCGATCGTTTACCAAAAACCTTAAGATAGTATTTTCAAGCCTGTTCTCTCTAATCAACCGCACTACTTCGTAATACGCTTTGCTATTTTCTTCCATTTCTTCCCCTTTCTTTCAAACCTAAAGCAGTAACCATGCTTGCTAACAAAGTTCATGTCCCATGTACACCATTGAGCCGCTTGCCCGGAGAAACTCTTAATCTGTTCAAATGATACGCAGTTTTTGCAAAAACCTTTAATCCGTGGTAGTTCTTTCATTTTTCCTCCTTAGGTTTAAAATTCGAGCAGTAATCAAATGGGTTGCGCCACAATAAATTGCCGTCAAAACTCCTAATTATCGCACATACGAAAACGTGCCATGGCAACTCACACCAGTATTTGCAGTCTTGACAAAAACCTTTAATCTCACAAGTGCTATCATCATAATCACTCGTTACCACGGTAGCCTCCTATAGTCTTTGTACTCGGTTTCCTCAAGATTTTTAATGGTTAGCAGACCACGAATTAAATCTCTAACACTCATCTCCGCACCACTTTTCCTCGTCCAGCCAGTCCTCTATCGTGTCATTGTTTCTTAAGATACAGCCGCTCTCTTGCTTGTACGGCTCTGTATCGTAACATAGTTGCTCAAGGTCATATCCGTGTCTTGCTCCGTATGCTTCTAAAAAGTCGCCTACTGTCATGCCCTCTAGCCAATCTCTATTTGTCATTTTTCCCGGCCTCCATAGACTTTTTGTATTCTTGTATTGCTTGTTTATCAGACTTGCCAACCTCTAAGCTATTGTTATATTCGTGTATTGCTTTATACTTACTGCTATATCTGTCAGTCTGCCTTATACAGCATACCGGGCAATACAAATAGTAATATAGTCCGTCAACAAACGCTTCATCTCCTATCGACATTTTGCCGCCGCAGTTTGGGCATCGTGGGAGCGGCTCTACATATTCCTCTTTAAACCACTCGTTAAGTCTTTCGTAGCACTCTCTATCTTCACATCTTGCGTTTGCGTCAAAAAACTGGCAGTCATAACAGTCCCTGGTATTGCACCAAATTTTATCAAATTCGTCTTCACTGCACGTTTGCAGGAAGTGTTCTCTGTTTGTCATTTTCTATTCGCCTCGTTTACCTTTTGACAAATGTGTGCGGCAATTTCGCTTGTCAGCTTTGCTTTCTTTTCTTTATCCATATAAATGGTAATCAGTTCTCCGACCAAGCAATTAACAAGTACTTCAATTGTTGCTCCACGCCGTAGTCCGTATGCCTTTAAGTACAGTTCATCGTAAATTCTCGACTTCCTAATCACTATCAGGTTGTCTTTCCTCATTCTCTTTAATGCCGTTAAAATTCTACTCATTGTTACGCCTCTTTTCCGTCTTTTGTTTTCCTTGTGTCCATTGTCAGTGTACATTTTCACTTTCGTAAGCTAAAATGTTGGTGACTTGAATATCAGATGTTTGTTGTTTTGGGTTTCCTGCAAACTTCGCATCTAAACTTTTGCGCTTATGCTTCTCATTTCTTTGTTTTGGGGTCAAGGTTGAATTATTTTCAACTTTAGGATAACTTGCTTGTCCACGAAAATTAAACTCTTGTACGGTCAAGTTTGGAGGCTTACCACTGGAATTGTAATTTTTGTGACTGTACTTGCCAAGTTTGCACGCTCCCTGCGCCTGCTTATAAAAGCGTGTATGGTATCTGTTCGGCCTGTGGTTAAACCTGTTCAGGTCTTCTATGAGTGCATCCGGGTCAAGAGTGCATATATCCGCAAAGTATTTGCTGTGAAACCACTCTCTGATTTCTTCACGCTCACTCGGCTTGACAACATAATCCTGACAGGCGGCTTTGATTATTGCCGCCGCAAAATCCTTGTAGTTCTCGACCAATGGGTTCATCTTGCCTCCTAAAATGCAACTTCTTCACCAAAGTCAGAAAAGGAATTAGGGTCCTGCTTCTTCTCGTTTAAAAACTCAACGTAGTTGGCGACTACTTCCGCCGCAGTCCTCTTTTGTCCGTCCTTGCCGATGTACTCGTTAATCTGTAATCTACCGTCAACACATACCTTTGAGCCTTTGAGCGTGTATTTAGCTACGTTCTCCGCTGTCTTTCCCCAAGCGAAAACGTTCACGAAGTCAACTTCTTTCTTTTCGCCTCGCTTGAAGTCACGTTCTACAGCCAGTGAAAACTTAGCATATACTTTACCGCCGCTTGTTTGTTTCAGTTCCGGGTCCCTTGTCATACGTCCTATCAGCATAATCTTATTCATATCCAACCCTCTATTCTGTAATTTTTTTTAACGTCTTTGGAAATGTTGAAGCAGTTTCCTTTCGCTCTCTCGAATATTCTTGAAGCTACGGCTTCATCAATGTCTATCAGTTCTTTAATCGTCTTTTCACTTGAAATGATCACCGGCTTTTTTTTGTTGTACCTATCGTTGAGAATATCAAAGGCAATATTGATGTCGCCTTGAGTAACGTTTCCCCGGAAAAAATCGTCAATGTACAACACGTCAACCGACTTATACCACCCTGCTTTCTTGTCGTATTGCTCTCTATCCAGTACAGCGGCTTTTAGCTTCGGTGCTTCTGCTTTCCAAGCCATATATCCGCAAGGATAACGGCTTATCAACTCTTGCACGATAGCTGTGCAGATGTGAGTTTTGCCTGCTCCCGGTTGTCCTCCGATAAAAAACCACGGTAGCTTGTCTAGGTCTTCTTTCGTGTACTTTACTGCCGCCTGATAAATATCGTCCTGCCATTTCTTGTCGTGCCGGTAAGCTGTCAAAACTAAGTCCTCGTTAATACCTATCTCGGTAATACGCTTGAGTGCTTCTCTAATCTTCCAGCAGTCACAGGCTTGCATATCGTAATCATTACCGGCGGCGTTCATAACAGCTACATAGCCTTTGTTCTTGCATTTTGGGCAGTTAAAGTATTTAAGTTCGCCCGGTTCGGCGTTATAAGCGTCAATACTTTGTTTCGCTATCTCATAGGTTGATGCCGATGTCCGGGATTTCTTGTTTGGGTTCATTGTTTTTATTGTTTCCTCCCTCCCATTTCAGCGGATAAAAACTCTGCCAAGAGTTCTCAATAGACCGATTTACAATATCTAACATACAGGGTTCGTCTGTCCCAGCCAAGCTAATCAGTTTGTTAAACAATAACGACATAGCTTTTTTTGTTAGGGGTTTTTTAATAGATTTCCTAGTCAGGGAAAAATCTTTCAAAGCTGTTTTTAATTTTTCGTTTTGAGTAAAATCGTTAATTTGAGTTTCAATTTCTTTTTCCGTCAAGACAACTTTTTGCCTTTTATTTTGGGGAATATCATTTTTTAGGGTTCCTCTTTCCCCCATACCCCTTATCATCTCCCTCTCTCTGTTATTAACACTAACTGGAATATTACTAGAAACTAGGTTTAGACTTTCCCTTTCTTCTTTTATCTTTTCTTTGGTTCTTTCTTTTCTCTTTTCTTCTTTCCCTTTAACCAAAAAATCACTTTGACTTTTTGACATTTCGGTATTTTGACTTTTATCGTTTTCCGAAAAATCGAAAGGAGTTTCTTCAGTTCCAAAATCGTCAAACGGTTTTTCGTCTAATGGATTTTCATTCTCGATCGTTTGTTTTTTCTGTGCAGATTTTCTTAACTGCATAATGTCCTTTGCGTCAAATTTCAGTTTCAGGTTAAAGTAAAAGGCGTAGTAGAGTTCAGTTCCTTTTTCAAAATCAGGCAACTCCCGGTCTATCAGGTAGCTATAATATGCCTTGATTAGCTTTCCTGCGTCCTCATCAGATAAACTCGAGTACAATAATTCCACTTCGATTTCCGCCTCCGTTGATTTTTTAGCCATATTGCGTTATTCCTCCGACATCTTCTTTTGCTTTATAATCTCTTGTAACTGCGCCCTAATTGCCTTAGCATTAACGCCGTGTGCAAGTATGTGCGCTTCTCTTGACAACGGTACTAAGTTGTCGTATTCGTCCCTGCCGCCCTGCGCCCGGGGAATAATGTGATGAATATCATTCGCCGGTCTGCCGGTTAAGGCGCAACAGTAGTTAAACCTTTCTGCAACCCTCTTTTTTAACTTGATGTATTGCGCCCTTGGCAGTCTGTTACTCATCTCTTGCCCACTCCCTCTTAATCTGTTCTTCCAGCACTCTAATCTGTAATTTAATTGAGTTTATCCTCTCTCTCGAGTTGTCGTAGAGTACTGCGGCAATGTCACGTCCCTGTCTGAGTTTTGCGACTTCTTCGTCACCGTGGCAGATGTCCAGTACTACGGTAACTTTCATTCCCTTGTCAACTAAAAGAGTAAGTTTTTTAGCTTGCAATATCTTGTAATCTTTCTCCTTGTTTGCAAGGTCTATTCCTCTTTCCCTGTGCAAGTCAACCGCCTTGTTTAACTCATCTTTTAATTGCCACATCTCCGTGATCATATCTTGTCCGTTAATTTGCATTAGCTGTCTTCTCCTTGTATTTCTTTACCGCTAAGTCAAAGTGATTATTAATGTAGTTAAGTTCCCCGGCGGTGCAGTCTGCCAGCTTGCTACAATGTGCGTATAAAGCAGGAATAACGGCTGTATCGGTTAGTCCAGCTTTGTTTAGCTTGTCAGCTAACTGCTTCATAATAATGCCTTTTAAATCTTCCGTTGCTTTCTGTACCGGCTTTGCCATAGGTTTTTCTACTGGCTTTGTGTATGGCTTTTTTGCCGGTTTTGTGTATGGCTTTTTCGTTTCCGGCTTTGCAAGACTGGCCTGCGTTTCCGGCTTCTCCCGGTTGTCTTGCGTATCACTGTCTTTAACATCATCAATAGCAAACAGTCCATTACAAGCATATTTCCGAGCATAAGAGGAGCAAGCACCGGTTAATTGTGCATCGTCCATTCCTGTCTTATGTTCCGCTTCTCTTGCATATCCGAATGAGCGAATACTTTTCCCTGTCAGAACATCTGTTACAGAAGCGCAAGCGCAAACATAGTATCTGTCCCCCTGCGTAGCAATTTCATCTGTAAGATTAAACAGTAATCCGTTTTCGGCGCAGATAGGTTTTGCCGCTTCCGTTATGTCTTCCAGACTTCTGTAATTGTAATGTCCAAAAGAGTTTACTTGGCTCTTAGGTACTCTTAATTGCCTCTGTACTCTCAACAGTCTTACAAATACGTACTGGTCATTTGCACTAAGTGGTGCGTCAGGCAATTGTGAAACGTCAATTCCTTTTGGGTTTGCTTCTGTCATAATCTCTCACTCCTTAATTTTTTATAGTAACTGCAAAACTCTTTACACCGGCAGTAGTCGTTACATTTCTTATCTTCGCCCGGTCTTTCAATTATTGTGTACGGTTTGTCGTCAGTCTGTTTTGAGATGTACTGCTCTGCCTCATCTTTACTTGTAAGCACTCTAACGGCCCTTTTCTTTCCCTTGACCATAACCGCGTATTTTGCGCCGCTGTTAAATCTTTGCTCCTCTGAACACATTGGCAACTCATCATCAGGTTTATCACTGTACGCCTTAATTTCCGCTAATTTAGAGGATATAAACTCTTTGATTTCCTTGAAGTCCTCATCAGTAAAATTAAAGGGAACAGTCACGACCGGGTATTGCGGATAGTTATCGTCCAGCTTTGCTTTCAGTTTGCTGTGGTCTTTCAATAAGGCGACTATCCTTGACTTATTAGCCGGAAAACCCGACTTCTGTAAAAGGTAACAGTAAATCAATGTCTGCTTCCGCCAGTCGTCAAAAGACTTGTAAATAATCTTCCATACACTAGCTGTCTTATAATCGACAACTTCCTCATACTTGTTATCGTATAAATCAAATTGTCCTGAAAGCCGGTAACCTGTGTTCTTGTCGTCAATAAATACCCGGCTCTCTTTAATCTGCGTGTCTGTTTCTTTTGAGCGTTCCAAAACACTGTGTACCGCTGTACCGAATATTGCCCAGATATTTTCTGCTACGTCCTGCACTTCTTCGTGAGAGTGCCTACGCTCAAGCAGTATCTCTCTTGTTCCTTTGAGTAACTCTGTTACTCTAAACTCGTTACTCTTTGGAGTGTAATTTGCGCTAATCATGTTAACGATCGGTGCCGGTAATCTCAATTTATTTGTGTACTTCATTAAATATCCTCCTCTGCTTGCTTTGGTCTTAGTCTATTAGCAAACATTACTTAGCAATCAATTCTATGGTTTAGACTAAGCACTGCCGCCGCAAGCAGTATATTCAACTCGTCCTAACATATTGCTTGTATATGTCTTGACCGCTATTGCGCCACTAGGACGAGATGTTGTTACTTGTATAAATCACATTTAACGCCCAACGTAATTGCGTACATATGCTGGCAGCAAAAGCACTTTCTGTTTGTCCGTGGGTTTCTATTCCCGGTATGCTTGCATTTTGTTAGCAGTTTGCAACTATCACATACCCCGGCACGATTACAAACGCCGGTAGGAGCGCAGGAACATCTTTCCCAACTCATTATTGCTTCCTCACTAACGTAAAGACGCAAACGCCGTCAGTAACCTTTGCAATAAGTACATTAAAATCGTGACTAAACTTTTTAGTAGTGATTTCTTTCGGACTAAATGTTTCAGTCAAGATTTCTTCTGAAACATTTATTTCGATTTTGTATTGCGACACTGTTCTGCTGTCACAATAAATCGTATAAACATTACCGCCTAGTTTCTTCAGTATTGCCGCAAGTGTTTCAAAGTCTTCTCTCATTACTTGTCACTCCTCTCAGTTTTGTGCTATAATATCAGTGTCTTCTTTTGTTTTTCGCTCAGGCCAACGCCTGAGCTTTTTTATTGGCTTTAATAACGACCTAACGTAAATTCTGCTCATGCCGCTTAGTTCTGCTATCCTGTTCATGCTCATTCCCGGTTCGTACACATCACGAAAACTTGCTATGTAAAAACTCAATGGGCGGTTTCTTCTTACTCCGCTGTGCATGGCGTTTGGGTAATCAATGATACCGAGTTCAGGTAGTACTTGCCATGACTCAAAATAGTTACGGTCTTTGTCCGGGGTTAAGCAACAAAGCAGTGCATAATAGCCTAGTGTCCTATATAGATAGTTCATCTTTGTACGTCCTTTGGCTTGTTTGTTTCAAAAGAAATGATGAAGTCAGGGTCTATATAAACCGTTTTCCCGTCTATTTCTACTTGCACAAAATACTCAAAACGTTTGTCAGATAAGTCAACGCTACAAGTATCATATTCATCACCATTAGCAAGGCATAGCCGTTTAATGACCGTTAGCTTTGGGTCTACTCGTGGAATACTCTTTACCATACCCATACCCCCATAACCGCCCAGCAGAATAACTGAATAAGGCAGTACAAGCCTACACACAAGGCAATAGCCGCAAAAGTCCAGCTATCAATAAAAGTGATCACGCTTCCTGCTACAACTTCATACGCTGTTTTCATCTGCTCTGCACCTCTCTCATCAGCCGCCGTTTAGTTGCGGCATTAAACATTGTACTGTTTGCCTGCAATTCGCTAACGATAGCACTTAACAATAGGAGTGATATTTCTTTCTTGACTGAAACGTGGTTATGTCTTGCCAGCTTGTTTACACAGTCAAACACGAGCGGAAACTCTGATAGGTTAAACATTCTATTATTTTCGGCGGCAACTCCATACCGTTTAGTTGCGACCTTTTCGTGTTTGTCGTCAAAATAGGTTTCGTCCATGGCATATGTTTCAAAAAACTTTCTGTATTCTTCCTTGTGTACATTCACAAGTTTTTTTGAATTTAGAAAGGTAACTGCTCCGAAAAGACTAATCATTATCGTTGGTTGTGTTCCGCCTACCACTGTTTTCACGTTCATTCTTTTGACAAACTTTTTAAGGTTGTATCTCTCAACGGTTGCTTCAATACCACGTTGGCTCAAAGCCTTAATGATTTCATTCATGGGGCAGTAACGGCGATCGTTGTATTTGTAAATCGTTACTTTCCATTTGGCATTATCTACAGTGCCAACATAAGTTAGTTCATTCATTCCGTTTGTGCCTCCTCAAGGCTCTTAATGTTGCTCTCACTATTTCATCTAAAATTTGTTTGTCCATGTTACTGTTCCACGAGCGGCAGGATATTTGCACGTTTAAAGGTTTTGTAGATGTATCTTCTTCCGGCTTGTGTCCAGCCTATTGAAAAAGTCCCTGATACAAGAGTACTGGCAAAACTCATATCTCCGCAAAGTTCTATAAACTGCGCTGTTTTTAAGAATATAATCATATTCAAGACCCTGTCGCCGAATACTTTCCGATTTAGTTTAAGTAACGTTTCTCCCACGGTTTCATATTTAACGCCGTAATCCTTGGCAATAACCTTGGTACTTACAATTCCTTTCTGCTCATTGATGATGTCAGTGTAAGTTTTCCGCTCCGGCTTGATGAATATGTTATTTTTAATTCCCCATATTCCCATGTAATCTATAACTGCCTTTGTGGTTTTGAAATATGCAAGCAGGAAGTTATACGCCCTAGGTTTTTTAGATGTTGCGGCAAGGTAAAGTAAATTGTCTTTATCAATGAATGTTGCCTTTTGTCTGCCGCCGAAAGTATCAGCCTTG